TTGTCTTTCAGCGGCTTGATCTCCAGTCCGATCTTTGCGACGTAGTCCTTCTTTTCTTCTTCGAGATCGTTGATCTGGATAGATGTCTCCGCAAGCTCCGTCTTCTTGTCCGCGAGCGTGTCCGCGTCAAACGGCTTGTGATACGTCATTTCGACAACTTCGTCAGCGTTGTCAAGCAGGAATTGTCTGCGCTTTTTGAGATCCTTGATCTCCTGTCCTAACTGTTTTTGCATAACTTTGAATTTTAAATTGTTAATGATATGTGATATTTAGAAGCATTCTTCTGCGAGCTTCTGGATATGAGAGAGATCTTCTTCCTTCACGAATCCGAGACGGAACAAGTTAGACTGTCTGATGTCATCGAACGTCTGTCCTTCGAGAAGACGATCAGCAAGCATCCTGTAGAGAGCGTCGCGTCCTTTGAGCGCGTCAGTATGCTCGATCTGCTTCATTTCGGAAGGATCTTCGAGCTGATTGTTCCACCATGAAAGGAACTTCTTGCCGAACTGCTGCAAGATGTCCTGCATGTCGAACTGCGCATAACTGGACTTGTACTCCGTGAGATAGTTGCCGAAGTAGAGCATCATAGCGTAGAGAGTACACTGCTTGCCGTACTTTGCTATGAACAGATCGGAAGCCATATCGACTCCGTTCGTGTTGTACTGATCGCGTGCTGTACAGAGAGAGTAGATTCCTGCTATCTGATTGCGGACGATCTGCTTCGCGAGTCCTTTCGTCTGATAGACTTCATCGACAAGTGCGAGCGTGATACACGGAGACTTGACGCAGTCTTCCTTTCGAGCAAGCATCTGTCCCCACATCGAAGGAGCGAAGACGCGAGTCAGCTTCTCTACGCTGTCGAAGTGATTCTTGAACGCGTCAAGATCATTTCTTTGACGCAGCGACAAGCTTTGCAGTGCGTTCGAGTTCTTCGCGCTGTGCTGCTGCGATATTGTCGGAAGGGCTTGTCCTGTTATTACTTGACTTACTTGTTCCATTGCCGTTCTTTTTATAGATTCGTAACCAGTTGTTGAAGTGACGCTTTGCGTCGTTGAGATCTTGATGACGTTTGAGTCCGTTGCATCTGCACTCTGCTGCGAAAGCTTCGAAAGCTTCTGGAAGCTGTTCTGGAGAGATCTTGTGATTCATGCAGATCTGCTCGATCCAGAGAACGCTTTCTTTCAGCCGCTTGATGTCGTTGTCGATGTCATCGTCCTGTTGTCCTACGTCCTCGCGTATGTGCGCGTTATTGTCGTAGATAATATTAATATTATTTTCATTGTTGTTCTTGGTTGTACTATCTGTTGTACTATCTGTTGTATCGTTTGTTGTACTATCTGTTGTATCGCTTAACTGATACTTTTCATAATTAACTACTGATATACAGTTACATAGACGTGATTTCTGTTGTACTATCTTCGTATCATTTTCGAGTTCAACAAGGAATCTTCTTACTTTTCCGCGAGACCACTTCCAACGAAGCGCGAGTTCGTCTTCACTACGGACTGTCTGTCCTCGCTCGACAGTGACCTTGATTCCGCGCTTGAAGAAAGTCGTTCTCTCATGATTCGCTATGAGAATCAGATCTATGAACGCTTGCATCCGCGTGAACGGCTCTGCGAAGTACATCGGATCATCCTGTATTGCCCTGTATATGCAAATCCAGCCTTCGTTCATCAGTATGGCATCGTTGAAAGTTCTACTTCAAGTCCTTTGTCTGCTGCGAAGACTCTCTTTCCTGTCAGCTCCGTCACTTCGCGGATGAAGCGAGCTTCGTCGCTCGATCCGTTAGACAGATGAATAAGGATGATGTTGTCAACGCTCGACAAGTCGTTATTCTTCAAGATGTCCTTCGCTGTCTCCAGAGACATGTGAGACTCTATCACTCTGTTTCGCTGTAGCAGCGTGATGTCATCGTCAGCGAGTCTTCTGTCGAGAATATCGTCCGCGTAGTTTGTTTCTATCATGATCTGCGTGAGTCCTGCGAACGTGTAGTTCAGCATCATCGTGTCAGTCACGAAAAGAAGCTTGCCGAAATCCGAATGACGGATCAGATAGCCTACGCAGGGAACGTCATGCGACACTGGAAACGGAGTCACGAAGAAGTCTCCTATCTTGTAGCACTTGTTCAGTGTCGCTGACTTTGCGAAAGGACTGTCAGAGACATCATGAGAGCTGAAAACGTCTTCCAGAGCAAGCGTAGCTATTCCGTTGTTGACAAGCGAAGCGACGTACTTCGAATGATCTCCGTGCTGATGCGTGATGATTGCGCCAGATACTTTCGAGAGATTGAATCCGAGTGCTTTCTTCACGTTGCGGAAATCGATTCCTGCTTCAACGATCAGAGCTTCCTTGTCGTTCTCCAGAATGTAGCAGTTTCCTGCGCTGTTCGATCCTAATACTTTCAGTTTCATGATGTCTCGACGTTAGTCTGTTACGGATATTAATAGGGAGCTTCGGCATTTGCGCTTTCCTTTGCTTCTGGCGCGTTTTCTATCTGCTTGCTTGCTGTTGCTCCACTCTGCGCGTTAGACGCGTCCTGTGCGCTCGGCTTGACTTCCTCATAGTCTGCCTGCTCAATGAACTGCTGCGTTCCAGACTGCGTGATCTGCGCATTACGACTCTCTACTGACGGATCAGCGTCGAATTCGTCTCGCTTTCCTTCGTAGAGCCAAGCATCGTCGGAGCTGTTTATCATCATCTTGCAAGCGCGTCCGATGACAGTCTTCTTGCACATTTCGTCCGTGAAGTTCTTGTGTGCAGGACTGTTTCCTTTCGTCGGACTCTGATCCCAAGCCTTGCGGATCTGATCGATAGTCATGATCTCCAGAGTCGATGTTCCGTCCTCTCGCTGTAGGATGCAGTAAGCTGCCTTGATCTTCGAGCTGTCGATGTTCTCGATCTTCTGCTCATGCTTGACGATAGATTTGAGTCCAGTAGCAGGATCGATCGTGTAGATGAATTCGTCTCCTTCGTAGATGACGTTCGCAACTGGCTCTTTCTTGATCTCTCCAGTGCGCTTCGCGAGAGCGACAGTTCCGAAATAGCTGCGCTGAAACGAGAGCTGATTTCCATAGACAAGGAAATATCCTTGCTTCTTGTGGACGGACAAGCCTTGAAGCACCATGTCGAGAAGCGAGTTCGCGATAGACTCCTTCGTGCAGACTTCGAGAGCTTTCTTGTGATTCTTGTCCTCTGTTTCCTGTAGGACAAGCCACGCTGCTTTCATTGCGTTGTCGATAGCGTAGTTTGCAGGGAGCTGCAAGCCTACTTCTTGAAATGACTTGATCTTCGCCAGAACTTGATCGCTGACGTTCTCATACTTTACTAATTGATTTGCTGCCATAGTTGTAAGAATTAAATTTTTGTTAGGAATGTATAGTTGCTGTCCTTGAACAGATTGATGATCTGACTGTCGCTGTCGATCAGCTTCGTGACGCTCTCGCGATTGTCGATGAAGATAGGAGCGTAGATCTCATGCGCTTTGCTTATAGCGTTGATAACGTCGATTCCTGCGTTCACGCGAGCTGCTGTGTTGACGTTCGTCGAGTACGGAACTCCGTCAACGAGAGCTTCGCATGTCTCGCGCTCGCCACCGTTGATCTGCTGCTCATACATCTTGAATCTGACGAATGAGAACAGAGCGTTGATCTTGCTCTCGACTTCCTCAATCAGACACTTCTTGAACTGCGAGATCTGGAACTGCACTCCTTCCAGACGCGCGATTTCCTCGTTCTGTGTCTTGAACTGCGCTTCAAGTTCCTCGATGCGCTTTGCATTGTTCTCGATGATCTGCTTGTTGTTCAGACGGACGCGTAGCTCATTGATCTCGCGTTGCAAGTCAGCGATCTTCTGCTTGTTCTGCGTCTGATCCGCAGGCTGTATGATCGTCTGTTCGATCTCTGCTTTCAGAGCGTCGATCTCCGTCTGCATCTTGACAAGATCCACGTCGTTCACTACGCTGCTTGCGTCAGTCTGCGTCAGTACCGCGTTGAACAGCGGATCTGATTCGATCTTCTGGATCTCCGACTTGTACTGTTGGATCAAGCTCTGACGCTTTGCCGTGTCCTCTGCGATGCGATCGCGCTGCGACTTGACGGATTGTCCTTTGCTCATGTTTGCTTCAAGCAGGCGCGAAGTCTCTGCGTTGAACGCTGCTGTCATTTCAGCTTTCTTCGCTTCGATGTCATGAGCTTCGAGCTGTCTTCCGCAAGTAGGACAGACAAAAGCCCTGTCGTTGTCATCGAACGTGAGAGTGCGAGCCTTGATCTGCTTCCACTCTGCAAGAAGACTCTCGCGATTCCTTGCGAGATCAGCGTCCTGCTTGTTGTTGGACTCGATCATGCTGTTCTCCGTCTGGATGCTGTTCTCATAATAACGCTTGTCATCGTGAAGCTTCGACTGCTTCTGCTTGTCTTCGTAGTACTTGCGATTGACTGCGCTGACGAGATCCTGCTTCTTCTGCGAGTACTTGACTTCCAGATCCGCTTTCCTCTGGATTTTCTCCTTCTGCTTAGATACTGCTGCGTTGTACGCTTCGATCTCGCTGTGCATTTCCTTCTCTACAGTCTCGATCTGTGCGTTCTTCGCGCTGATCTCTGCTTCGAGTGCGCTCCAGTCCTCTGCTTGCGGAACGTCGCGCTTGCGTTCGTCGATACGCTCTGGAATACCCTCGTTGTCAGCCTTGATGCGCTTGATCTGCGCTCCGATCTCGCGATTGTATTCGTCGGTAGTCTTTCCAGACATGTCTTCGACAAGCTTCTGGAACTCTGGATGAAGCATTGCGAGCTGTTCGTCAGTGACGCTTCCTGCAAGCTGAATCAAGAAATTACGCTGATATTCCTTCTTCTGTGCGAAGAAATAGAACGGATTCGTGATAAGACGGAACACTTCCTCGTTGCAGATCTGCGCGATCTTCTCGTTATATTCCTTCTCCTTGACAGGGACATCGTTCCAGTATCTTTCGACATTGTGTCCTGCGAATTCTTCCTCTGCTTTTCCGCGAGGCTTCTTCCAAATCTCCGTGAAACACTTGCGGAGACGGATTTCCTCTCCGTCAACGTCGAGAACTGCGCTGACTTCGTGAGGAAGCTTCTCGATGACGTGATTGTTGCTGTCGAGTGTCTTGATCTGGAAGTCGCTGCGTCCGAACGAGTCCTTCCCGTAGAGAAGCCAGTCGAATGCGTCGTTGAGCGTTGTCTTTCCTGTTCCGTTCTCTCCGCGAAACTCCGTCACGTCAGCGTCGAAGTCCGCTTTGAAGTCTCTGACTCCCTTGAAGTTCAGAAGACTGATTGACTTGATGATTACTCTCATAAAAATGTGTTTAGAATGATGAATTATTTGTTACTGTGTGAAGACTTGCTGCTGCACTGATCTCGCTCTGTGTGCGCTGTCTGTTTTGCAGAAGCCAGTCGTTGATCTCTGACTTGCTGAATCTGACGTTCTTTCCTTCTGGGCGATAAAACGGAATCTCTCTGTTGTGGATCATATTGTAGATCGTCTGCTTCTTATATCCTGTAAGGAGCGCGACTTCGTCCACGTTCAGAGCTTCCTTCGCTGCAAGGAGTGTCAACTGCTCGATCCGCTGTAGTCTCTGGATGATTTCCTCGTTCATGCTTCAAGCGGATTTTCTGTGTTCGCGTCAGCTTTCAGATAAACACGTCCGAATATGACGATCATGAGTCCGATGATGACGTTGTGAATCGTCTTCGTGACTATTCCTGTGACGATCGCTGTGATTCCGAAGATCAGCGAGATAAGGAACGCGATCCAGTGATGATCGTTCGTGCAGTAGTGCGCGATCAAGTTCTTTAACTGATGTCTGATGCTTTTTTTCATTGCTCTGTTGTTTTATTGCTTTGAGACGCTTAGAAAGAGAAAAGAGAGTTGATGTCCTCTGGAGTCACATCTTCTCTACCGAGTAGTACTTGCGCGATAGGCTTCTTCGCAAGGGGTTCAATCGGCTGCGCTTGTGCGAGCCACATACGGACTGTGTGTTCAGAACGCTGTGCTGCTTCCGATACCTTGCGGACGAACTCCTTCGCTTCCGTTGGGGGTGGAGGGCAAGCTTTAGCTTCTGCGTACATTTGCCAGAAATTAGGCTTCTTTTCTGCACTTTTTTTCATTTTTTCTTGTTTTTGTTTTTGATTATTTGTAATTTTGTGACGTAAATAAATCGTTTTCACGGTGCAAATGTAGAGAATAATCTACAAACACCAAAATATTTGTAGAGAAAACTCTTCAAAATTAACGTTAATTAAGATTTCAAAGCAATATGGAAGTTAAAACAGGACTCAAAGAACGACTTTTAGCGTTCATCGCAGTACAGCGGATTTCCGTCCGCGAGTTTGAAAGGAAGTGCGGTCTGGGGAACGGATTCGTCAGCAAGATCGGACTCTCTCTCGGTGTAGATAAATTAGAGAAGATTCTACAGTCTTTTCCGTCTATCAATAAGGACTGGCTTCTCTTTGATAACGGAGAAATGCTTCTTGATAAAGATCCAACGTCTGATAATTCGTTGTCAGACTATCATTCGAACTTCAAAAGAGTTTGCTCGTTGATCCAGAAGAAGGACGAACAGATCGATCGTCTTATCTCTCTGCTTGAACTGGAGAAAAGCGAAGTTAGTAAAAAAGAGAAAGTCAAGAATGTTGTTTGATTATCAAGATGACTCCAAAAAGATGAAGAAAGCATTATTATTCAGTATCGCAGTCATCGCGATTCTCATGAGTTGCGGAAGCGATGACGGAAAAGACGTTGCAGGATCGGAGCTGACATCTGTTGTCGGACACTCCTATTCTGCAATGAACTTCAACGACTGCTTGATCTATACGTTCAACAGTAACGGATCTCTCTCGATAGAAGAAAGATCTGGATCAGAAGAAGGAACTCTGAAAGATTCAAGCGTCGGGAAATATTCTGTATCTGTACTTACTCTGAATCTCGACATTCCAAGCGTAAAAGGATGCGAAGACTGTTTCAATCATTTCACAGCGACGATCAGTCGTGACTACAGATCCTTCTCCTATGAACAGGCAGGAAACATGAAGATGACATTCAAAATCATAAAATAGCATGAACGAAGCATTGAATTTATATCGCAGAGTCGTTGACTGTCTCGTAAGCGGACAGCAGATCGACAGACAGGAACTCGCAGGAACTAATCTCGCGCTCGCCACAGCGTTAGATCGTGCGAAAGTGTATAATCTTCCGACGGAAGATCTGGAAGCTGCCAGAGACGCTGTCTTGCATCTGTATGAAGTGCTATGAGCAGGACTCGCAAATATCATCAGCAGACGATCGACACGATCACTCGCTTCTATGAAGTGTTCGACGATCTTGTTCAGACGAAGAAGATCAAGTCGATCAACAAGTTCTGCGAGGAATTCCAGATCGACAAGCGGAACTTGTACGCACAGCGCGAAGATCTCAATCGCGGCTACTTCGAAGTCTTCTGGATCTCCGTATTGATCCAGAACTACAAAGCGTCAGCGAAGTATCTACTTTTCGGCAAAGGACGTATGTACACAGCTGCATGACACAAAAAGAGCTGCGATGCTTCACAGCGTCGCAGCTTTCAATAATTCATCTTTCTTCGTTTGAGAGTTCTTCAAAAGAAGTTTATCAATCTTTACTAATACTTTTTAGCGTGTCTTAAAACAACCTTCTGATCCGCTGATCCATAGGATTATAAGTTATTCACGCGGCAAAGATACGAAAACTTTTCGAATTCCAGTGCTTATCAGACACTATTTTTATGATCTTTTGACGGAAAACGGACGATCCGTCAAAAGTTCGCGTCAAAAACTGACGTTTTCCGTCAAAAGTAATCTACTTCTTGAATCCTATCTTCGGCAAGTTCTGTACTGCTTCACGTTTCTTCTGATCCAGAATGTGAGCGTAGATCTGTGTTGTCTTCACGTCTCTGTGTCCGAGAAGCTTGCTGACAGTGTAGATGTCAGTTGACTGATCCAGAAGCAACAGCGCGAACGTATGACGCGCAGAGTGGAACTTTATATACTTGTTCACGTTAGCAGCTGCCGCCCACTCGCGAATGACGAAGTTCATCTTGTCGCTGTAGTAGAATCCGCGAAAGACAAGATCCGTGTCGCGAGCGTCAGCAGGACGATCCCCGATGATGTCATGAGCTTCGTCGCTGATGTCGAGATATACGACTCCGCGAGTCTTCTTCTGTCGGAACGTGATGCGCCAGAAGTCATCGATGCGCGAGATCTCGCCCCAAGTTAGCTTGCTGATGTCGGACTTGCGCAGTCCTGTGAGACATGAGAACAGGAACGCTCGCTTCGCTACAGGATTCTTGCAGGGAGTGTCAGCCATTCTTCTGACTTCGTCGATCGTGAGGAAGACACGCTCCGATTCTTCCTCTCTGATTCCCTCGACTTCCGAACACGGGTTTTTCAGTATGATCTTGTCCTTGACCGCTTTGTTCATGATCGTCTTGAACTTCGTCCAGTACAGATGCTTTGCGTTCTGCGACAGCTCGCGCATTTCGGAGTTGTCGGATCGCTTCTGCCCCTTGTGCGTGTTCATCCTGTGTGCTGTGTGCAAGTAATCGACGTATGACTGCACGAACTCTACGTCAACGTCTGCGAACGTCGGCTTCCTCTGTTTGCAGAAGATCTTGAAGTGTTCGAACATAGACAGATAGTTTCCGTATGACGGAGATCCTGTCACTTTCTTCTGTTCGACGATCTTCTGAATGTAGTCGATGATCCTAATGTCGAGACGCTGCATGTTCTCGAATCCGAAACGTCCGTTCTGTAGCTCGACGATGCGCTTAGACTTGACAGCTTCCGCGAGCTGTAGCGTCTCGCGATTTTTCTGCTTGTCCTGCGCGTTCTTTTCTGGAACGAGATAGAGCTTCAAGTATTCGTACTGCCTGTGTCCGTTGACGTAGATGTCAAGATAGAGTGATTCGTTTCCGTTGGAGATCGTCCGTCTGCGCAGACGGATAGCTTCTTTTGTCTTTCTCATTTTGTTGTTTTGTTGCTTGATGAATTATGAGCAACAAAATAACACCAAAAATTTCGTAACTCCAAAGTAACGGATAGTAATTTAACTATAATTACGGAAAATCTTCTGTTTTAGTGTGTTTTTACTTTGATTTACTGCTAACTTACTGATGATTTACTTTCTTAAAATTTTGAGTGATGTTCTCCGCCGGATAATCGTCCGAGTCTTGTAATTCACTCATATTCATATTGTTATATCGTTTTGCACAGTCAGTAAGCAACAAAATGCCAACAGAAAGCGCGATTTTGCTCCTTTTTCCAGAAGTGACGCGCAGCCGAGAAAACGACCGCGCGTCTCAAAGCAATATGGTACTCATCAGCAAGTACCACGGCTGCAAAGGTAGGCATTTTATTTCAAAACACCACGCTTTTTTAAGTAAAATCTGCAAAAAATAAACAAAATAGCTCCAAGAACGACTGCGCAAGCTCCTTTTCCAACTACTACGAAGAAATTTTGCGACGCAGTAAGGACGTTCACTTCCTTGATCTTTTCGACTATTTTCTCATGATCGTTCGTCACGCTGACGCTGCTGTCCTGTATGTGCGTAGTGTCAGCGACTTGAACGTTCGCGGAGATCTTTGCTTCTGGATTCGTCTTCAACGTATGGAACAGAAGTCCGTCCTTGACGCTTGCTGTCGATGTGTAGAGTCCAGTATTGATGACGGACGTTGTGTCCTCTGGGACAACTCTCTCGATCTCCACTACAGGAACAGGAACTTCGATAGGAACGATCTTCTCCTTGATGATGACACTATCCTTGACGATCGTGACAGTGTCCGTTCTGAACGTCTCCGTCAAAGACTGCTGCTGTGTCCTGCAAGCAGAAAGCGCACAGGACATCAGCAGAGTCGCAACAACAACGTATAAATGAGATCTATTCTTCATACTTACAATCGTTTAGTCTGTTGAGCCAGCCGTTGAGGAACTTCTTCTGATCCGCGCGACGCGCACAGATCCCGTAATAGTAGTCGCGACGCTTCTTCCAGATCTTCTTGAACACACTGGAAGGATCATCGGAGTTCAGAGCTGCGAGAGTCTTTGATCCTACGATTCCGTCGTTGACAAGTCCGAGACACTGCTGTGTATTCTTGATAGCATACTTGCCGCTGCCCCAGTACCAATCGACGCAGATCTTCGCGATCGACTGCGAACGGATCTGATCTGCCTTGAACGGATTCCAGAAGAACGTCTTCAAGATGTCGAGCCATTCTTCATACTTGATGTCCTTCAACATCGCGACTGTAGGCTTCGACAGTCCTTTCCTTCTCCGATATTCCGAGTAAGTGCCGATCGTGACTCCGACCATAGTAGCACCGCCAGTATCGACAGGATCGTTCGCGTACCCGCGCGTGCGTGCAATTAAAAAGAGTTCGCGTGCGAGATCATCAGTCCAACCGCTTGAAGCTCGCTTGTGAACGTTGCGGATCTGATCGAGCCATTTCTGTTTTGAAGCGTTAGTGCTTCGTGCTTGCGGATCAGCTCCGACTTCCCACTTGATGATGTGTGGAACGAGTTTGTATAGTTCTGCCATGATCGTTAATGTTTAGATTCTTTCATTGTCCTTCATGTTCGCGTTGACGATAGCCTGCGCGAGTGCTTCGACAAGTTCTTCCTTCGAGAGAAGCTTGATAGCAGCGGACTCCACTTGCGCGAAGTGCTTGCGCTGCTTTTCATCAGCTTTCTCGCGCAGTGACAGGAACTCGACTACGCATAGATAGATTCCAAGCAGGATCGCTACGACAGGGACGGAAGTCAGAAGACTGATCCCAAGCAGCGTCCAGAAGTGGCACAGATGCAGCAGAAGATCTATGCACATGGCGATCAGAATGCCGCCCTCATACAACAGGAACTTGTTCAATGTGCGAGACAGAGCGTAGCTGTTGTGCGCTTCGTCGCGCTGTTTTGCCTTCTGCCAACCAGAAGCAAGATCGATCATCATTGCCACAAGTACTATGATAGAGACAATAGCCCCGATAAGCAGTAGAATGTCTGTTCCTTCAAGTATTTCTTTCATATTTTCAATTTGTTTAAGCGTTAGCGGAACGACGCGCAGGCTGCTGCCGAAACTGCGCGTCGTTTCCGAATATTAGATGACGCAGTAAGCGTATGTCACTGCGAAGCATGTCAGTTCCGCGAAGAAGATCGCTGTTTTCCATGATCCGCGAAGACGGATCAGCGCGACGATGAAGGGAGTCCACGCAAACAATAGTACAGGATTCTGGATCGCGACAAGCGTCTGACTGCTGAAAGCGCACAAGTACGCTCCTACAGTATGGATCTTGTCGGAGAACTCCTTCATGCTGCTGCTCAACGGTGCTGCTCCTACAAGCAGCATCCCGAACAGGGCGAAGTGCGCGAGATAGCCTTGATCTCCAGATCGCGAATACATTGCAGGCGCGATCAGCGCACAGCACAGGACGATGACAACGATCCAGATCCACTTCCTGCGTTCCCCGATAGCGAAGACGCTTCGTGAGAGCGTTTCTGGAATCCGTCTTCCGATGCTGCAAGCTGTAGCGATGTACGCTGCAAGCAGGATCATCGATGCAAAGATCATGTAGTTCATAGACTATTCCTCTGACTGATTGAACATCGTGTCGAAGTTGATCTTCTGGGGATAGCCAGTCGTATGATCGTATGACTCCACTTTCTTGACTGTAGTGAGAGCTGCGACTGCGCGACGATGACCCTCTGTGACTGTCTGGCACTGTCCTGCGTAGTTCTCGACAGCGTTCAGCATTGCATACCACTGCTCCAGTGGGAACGTGTAGTCAAGACCGCCAAAGTTCTTCGTCATTGAGTCTCCGCCTGCTGCGTCGATAGCGTCGAGCGATGCTTTCAGACGCGAGCGAAGCTCGAAGTTGAGCCACATGGGGAGTCCACCGATGATGAAAGAGTTCACGTTTGCGGAATTGTCATAGTCAGTGATCGCTGTCTGCTTGCGAGACTTAGCGATCGAGAGCTTCTGCGCTGCCGTAGGCTCGATTCCGTCGAGTCTGTCGAGTTCAATTCTGATGTCATCGATACGCTCGCGTGCAGATTGACGCTGACGTGTCAGTTCGTCGAAGTCGTAGGGATCTTGCTCTCCCTTCATGCGAGCTTCATAGATCTTCATGATCTTCCAGTCGCCAATAGGCGAAGTGTTTGCAGACAGACTGCTCATAAGCTGTGAGAGTTCTGCGTTCAGCGCATTGCGCGTGTCAAAATTCTGATCTTCGTTCATAATTTAAATCTCCTATTTTTAAAATTAAACAATATGATATAAGTCTTCTTTCTCTGCTTCCTTGAATGATTCTGCGAACAGGGCATTGCGTCCTTTGCGTTCCGCTTCCTCTTGAACAGGAAACAGACTCTTATAGAGAGCGTCCAGATTGTCGAGAGTCTTCCGACAGGCGTTATGTTCGCGTACAACTGTTCCGCGCCAAGACTTGTAGCAGAGCAATACGTCGTTCTCCGTCATCTGTCCTCTGTCAGTCATTCTCTTGAATGCTTTGAGTCTGCGCTTCTCTCTTACGATTTTGCCGTGAGAGAGTCTTTTCAGAATGCGTCCAGACGGAAGAATGTTGTACTTCACTTGCAGGAATGTGAATCCGTGATTAAGCTTGACGATATGAGTCTTCTTTTCGTTGATTTCGAGTTTGAGTTCCGAAAGCTTCTCCTTGATCTCCGTAAGCAGATGCGTGAGTTCGACCTTTGACTTTCCGATGACGAAGATGTCATCCATGTATCTGCCGTAGTATCTGATGCCCTTCACGACCTTGACGAACTGATCGATAGGATTCAGATAGTACACTGCAAAGATCTGGGGAGCTTCGCTTCCGAGATTCAGTCCTTTCTCGCTATGCGAGCTTGTGTCTATCACATAATGGATCAGATCTATCACTTCACGCGGCTCTTTCGCGAGCTTCGGTGCGATCAGATCTTTCAGCACTTCGTGATCGACGTTCTCGAAATACTTCCTTATGTCGATAAGCAGGATGTATCCGTCCGTTCCGTTCTTAGACATGTAGCGACGCAGCATGACTTCGAGTCTCCTTCTTGCGAAGTGCGTACCCCTGTCTGTCAGTGAAGCGTAGTTGTCATAAATGAGATACGGACGCAAAGACGGAGTGAGTACGTGCTTAGTGAGCGTCTTCTGCACGACCCTGTCTCTGACTACTGGAGCTTCGATCTTTCTGATGTGTCCTCGCTCGTTCAGAAGGAAGTCCGTCGTAGGCTGCACCGTATATCTTCCGTTGAGGACATCTTCGCGTAGATCGATGTTCAGCGGAAGCATGTTTGCTATGTATCGTTGGGTAGTCTCCTTCCAACGACTCTGCTTCGTACACTCATAAGTACATTCGCAAAGTGTATTCAGCTCAAACAGTCCTTGCAGTGTTGCCATAACGTTCTTTTTATACAAAAATGCAGCGTGCTTATAGTCTCATTTGACGTATCAAGAAACGTCACGCTGCTTATTCACCACGTCTTTCGAGTGGAAGGTCTGTCTCTCCTTATCCTCCGAACTGTAGTGACATCTGTATGTCTGTGTGTCGGGGTTAATCGCAGCGACATAATTGGCATTCGAAGCAGTGTTATTGTTCGCATTGCCGTTGTTGTTCGCATTAGCAGCATTGGAAGCGGAAACCACCTTCAGAGACAAACCTATTGTTGTTCATTCCTTCTTTTCGAGCGAAGCTTTCAGTCGATTGTCGCTTTTTCTCCACGCTTTAAGGCTGTTTATCATCCTTACAACGTTCTGAATATCGAGCGTGTATTTATTGTCTGGAACTCTCAATCTCTGCATGATGCGCTGATAGTTCGTCAGAATAGCGTAGCACGTTCCGATAGCTTTTCCGATGACAAGTCTTCGTTCTTCCCATTCAGTCATGCAGATCGGATAGATAGAGTTCGCGATCTTGATGTAGTACAGAAGCTTGTCTGTCAGTTCTTCCAGTGTGCGATACCTTATTTCAAGGAAGATGCGATTCTTCTGCGCAAGCTCTCCTTCTGCGAAGAAGTTATGCTCAACGAGAGTATCGACACCGTCAGCCAACTGGAAGTAGATCATTTCGAACTCGATCTTGCTTTTGTTACGTTTACTTTTTACAACACTCATTTTTGCTTCCTTATTTATTCAGAGTTTGGAGATTTATTCAGCCCCCATGAAAGGGGCTGAATGTTTAGTCAACCTGTTCATTTGAACAGGATAAGCGCAGCGACATAATAGGCAATCGAAGCAGCGTAATTGCGCGCATCGCCGCTGTAGCCCGCATAAGCAGCATTGGAAGCGGAAACCACGTCACGCAGCCACGGATATTCACCACCGAAGATCTCCGTGTGATTGTAGTGACGGAAGACATCTAACTGTCGGCAGGCTTCGCCTGTGTCATATCCGCTACTGCTCCAGACTGTCGCGCCATAGACTTGAACTTCCGAGAGTGCGCTGATGAAGCAGTCTGCTTCCCAAGTCCAACCAGAAGCGCAGCCTGTAGCTTCCCCGAAGCGATTGTAGCCGTTCTGATTCACTGCGTTTGACAGCAGCTTTGAATGAGAAAGCAAGTTCGATGCCCCAAGATCCGTCTTCACAAGCGGAAGAAGCGTGTTCTTTAGATAGTAGTGAAGATCGGAGTTGAGATAGCCTGCTCCGCGATTGTCTGCGCCCTCATAAGTCTTTCCGCTTGCGTTCCATGCCTGTGTAGTGTGAGGAATGACGATCAGTCCGACATGATTCTGCGTCAGACGATAAGGAGTCGAAGTTCCTTTCATGACGTTCAGTCCTGCGATGACATACGTGTGTCCGTTGATCGTCTTCTGGTCTCCGACTTTTAGTCCGTACTTTTCGAGATTCTGATCTGCGACAGCCTGCTTCAAGACTGCGAGATCGAAGTCTGTCTGTCTTGTGCGCTGCGTGAGGAACGTCTTTTCTTCGTCCATAGCGTTGATCGCGTTACGCGCCTTTTCGTCAGCATACTTCTTCGTGCTGCCGTTCACTGAACGTCCTACGCGTTCAGTTGTCTTGTCAGTTGTGATTCTTGCCATAATTTTACTTCTTTTATAGTTATAAATAAAGAGATTATCGCATTAGAAGTTGAGAACGTCGAGTCCGTTCGTGTTGTCTTCCGTGATCGTCGCTGATCCGACAGCTGCGAACGTGTCGATTCCGTTCGTGTCATCCTGCGTGATCGAGAATCCAGAAGTCACGACGCTACAGATGTCGCTCGCCTGTCCGTTGACAGTCTTCTTCAACTTTCCAGAATTGGAGTCGTAGGAGATATGCTCGATCTCCGCTTCAAGCTCCGTTTTGAGAGTTGCAAGCATCCCTGCGAGAGTCTTGTCTTCCGTGATGTTTGCAAAGAACGCAACGAACTCGACAACTTTGTTGATGATGTTGTCGTTGTCTGGTGCGGAAGCGTCGCCCATGATAGCTTCGATAGCTGCTACGCGCTGTGTGATCGCTGCGTCGTTGTAGTTGCTTAGTCCGTCGAGCTTCGTCTTCAAAGCTGACGTAAAGTCTTCCGTCGATAGCTGTTTTCCTTCGACTTTCAGAACGTAATTGTGAACGAGACGTGTGAGTTCGATGACCGCATTCTGGAGACTCTGCACGCTTACGACGTTCTTAGGAGTTTGTACTTCGTTTGCCATAATTTAAATGTTTAAAAAAGTTATTCTTTCGTCGTAAGCAGACAGGGAGTCGAACCCTGCCTGCTCTGTGAATGGCGAAGGACTACTCCGTTCAGCTGCCAGAAGACTCGACACCTGCGATCCAGTTCGCAACGTCCTGCTGCGAAACGTCGTTGATGACGATGTCAGCGTTGGTGAGGAAGTCAGCAACGTTGATGTGTCCTGCGAGAGCGTTGAACTTGTATGCAGAACTCTTCTCGTAGTAGCCTGCGGAGCTGATGTCTGATCCAGCAGTAGGCTGCTCTGCGAGAGCTGCGCCTGTAGCGTCAGCGTAGTAGATCTTGCCTTCCTGTGCGGTAGTGTCTTCTGTAGCAGAGTACACGTCAACCTCGACGATAGCAACGTCAGTGCCTGCGACGATAGTCTTGCCTGCACCCTCCTTCCAGTCGGAAGTAGTAGTAGCGTCAGCAGTCAAGTTGTACACTTTGCCGAGATTGGCAGCGATCAGCAGACCTGCAACGAGAGCGTTAGGAGCGATGTCGCCTGCGGGCTTGTACACCTGTGAGATCGAAGCTGCGATGGCAGCGTCAACCTGTGCGCCAGTCTGGAAGTTAGAGTCGTTGGAGATGTCGCTGACCTTAGTAGGAACAGTGATGTTCACGACCTTGCTTGCAGGATCTACCTTAGTTCCGTTCACGTTGATCTGCTCGATGATGTTGGCATGTGAGTTAGCCAAGTCACGGAGACCCTTCACACCCTGCTCGAATCTCTCATGAGATACGGCATTGATAGTAATAGTTGTTTTTGCCATAACTGTACAAAAATTTAAATTAAACAATAAAATTAACTAACACTATAGAATTGCTTCTATGTTTCTGATTGATTCCTTTAATCGTCATCGAACTGATCTTCTTGATGTCCGACATCCGATCCGTTGTTTTGAGAGTCGCTTCCTTCTGGATCTGATTCTTCGCCAGAGTTGTTCTCTGCGTTCGGATCTTGATCCACCTGTCCGCTTTCAGACGCGTTGTCGCGTCCGTTGATCCAGTTGTCGAGATCGTCGGAAGACACGTCGTTGACTTCGACAACGATTTCCTCGACTCCTTCACGCGCAAGGCTTTTCACTTCCTCTGGAGAGTAGAGCTGCTTTCCTTCGCGCATTTGTGATGATACGACAGCCATGTCATCGAGAAGCTGATCCACTTCTCCGACGCTCTCGCTGATTCTCTGTCCTTCGATTGCCATATTGCTTAGAGTTTTTATGTATTCCTTCTGTATCTGCGAACGTATATCGCGTTTCCGTCACGATCAAGGATAGGAGTTCCGTCGCGATCCATGAGTACGATGTACTGTCCAACGTCCTTCATCCAGACGCGCTCATAGCTGATGATGTTCCCGCGAGTGAAAAGATCGTGTCTGGAGTGCAAGTCGCATGATGTCGCGTAGAGAAGACTGCGCTCATTGAGGACGGACTTCTTGCTTGCGAAGTCTTCGTCCGCTGACTCGACGGAGATCAGAGCGTAGATCTTGCCAGAATGCGCATTGTGCGTAAAGTAGAAGTTTCCTTCCGCGTCAACGAATGAGTCATCCTTGCTGACTGATCCGACTTCTTGTCCGTGTCTGTTGACGAACTTGATCGTCCACTCCGACGCTGACAGATCGATCCCATTGTCAGAACACACGATTCTTAACTTCAAGTCAGTTCCTTCGCATACGATAAGTCTGTTTCCTGCCATAGTCGTAAGAGTTTTAGTCCTGTACGCTGTTGATCCAGCCGATGATCGTTTCAGAGGAAACGTCCTGTACTGTGAGAGTGTCGAGAATCAGCGATGCGAGAGCTTCGCGTTCTTCCTGCGTCATGTCATCCCATGAGAGATCGTCGCCCTTCGCATAGACGTTCGACTTGACGTAAGATCCACCGTCGAGAGTTTCGTTCGGAACGAAGTAGTACCAGAAGTTGTCGTTCGGATCTCCGTTAGGAAGCGACTTTCCGACGCGAGGGGGATTGTCGCCCATGAGACGCGCGTAAGCTGCCATTGCTGCTGCTGCTGCTCCGCGCTCCTCTGCGAGTGCGCCCTGCTGCTGTGCAGTGTTTCCTTTCTGCTTCGCGGATTCTCCTTCCGTGTAGGCATGTTTGCCCCCGTTCGTAGATCGCTGCCACCATTCAGAGCCTGCTTCTGGAGTGTGACCCTTGTTTCCGCTTTTCTTCGAGATCCATGAGTCGTGATCGTGCAGGATCACGTCGAGATATGCGTATTCATGATCTTGATCGAAGCTTTCGCCTGCGAGAGTCGTTCCGACTTTACCCATTGGGATTTGTACTTCATCTATCATAATTCAAAAATTTAGTTGTTCACTCTGTTTACTCTGATGACAGCGTACTGTATTCCAGTAGCTTCATCGATGCGATAAGTCACGTCGTTGTCATTCGGCTTGATAGCGTAAGCGATCATCGTCTCTGGATCGATCCAGAATCGAGTCAGAAGCATCGTTGACATTCTTTCGTCTTCCGCGTTCTCGAAGTCCTGCTGACGCTGTGCTTCGTTCAGCTCGAACACTTGCTGACGGAGTGCTTCCGCGCCTTGACGGACTCCTTCCTGCTGCTGACGTGTCGATTCCTGCGACTCGCGCTGTAGCTCGTTCGCCTTGCGAAGATCTTCCGCGTTCTTCCTCTGGAGTTCAGCAGAAGCGCGTAAGGATTCTGCGTCTGATCGAGCGATCTCCGCTGACTTCCGAGCCGTCTCCGAGTTCTTGCGTTCCGTCTCCGCTGTAGCTCTCTCCGACTCCGCGCTCTGACGCTGCGTCTCCGACTGCTTTCGCTCCGTTTCAGAAGCCTTGCGTTCCGTTTCAGCACTCTGACGCTCCGACTCATGCTGCTCAATCGCGAGTCTGCTTGTGTCAGCGTTGTCAGCTGCCGTGTTCGCTTTCGTTTCTGCTGCGAGAGCTGCGTCACGCGCTGCGTTTGCGCGTGCTGTAGCTGCGTCCGCGTTGTCTGCCGACGTATTCGCGCGATTCTTTGCAGTCTCCGCGAGCTGCGCCTTGTCGTTCGCGTTCGCTGCTGCCGTGTTCGCAGAGTCGCGAGCTGCGCCTGCCTCGATGATGACAGCGTCGGACACTTGCTTTGCTGCTACAGCTGCGTCGTATGCTTCCGTCGCGTTCTGATACACTCCAAGAATGTTCACGCGTGCAGTGTCAGCTTTAGTCGCTGCTGCGTTCGCTGTGTCAGCCGCTTCCAGAGCAAGACGCTTCTGTTCTGTGATGTCGATGATCGCGTCTGTAACGAGCTGCGCCTTTGCGTCTGCGTTAGACGCAGCTCTGTTCGCGTTCGCTGTCGCGTTCTGCGCGTCAGTGATGACTTGCTGTCCGATACCGACGATCTGACTCGCAACGTCTTCTGGCGACAGGACAACGACCTTGCTGACACCCCGATCGTAGTACGATGCGAGAATGCCAGTGATCTTGCTGTTGTAGGACACAAGCTCAATGCTCGCAGCAGTAGTCGATTCGGACTTCATCCAGTCCAGAATCTCCTGCTTGTGCGCGTTCATGAACTCGCGTACTTCCGCGTTACGTGTGTCGCCCATTGCAGTGATGTGTTATGCGTTCATACACTCTGCTATGCAGACAGGGATCTTCTCACACAGCGTCTTGACTTCCGCGTCATCGAGTCCGTCAGTTGTCAAGTCGATGTTCAGCTTCTTTGTTCCGTCCTCGAAACGGAGATAGCCGATTTCTTCCCAATCGTCATCTGCACCCTTGCGAATGTTACCTGTGACAAGGACACCGCCCTTCTCACGCATGATCTTCGTGAAGTCGATCGTCACGTTCTCAGTCACTTTCTCTGGATCGAAGTTGACTGTTCCACTCTGTTGCTTTACTTTCATAATCGTGAAATTTTAAATTGTTATTAATAAAGTGAATTATAGCTGTATGCTCTTATTCCATTTGTTCAAGAAGTTCTACGACTTGTCCGTATGCGCCTGCTGACATATCCTGTGCTGTGATAGCTTTAATCAGTACGACTTCTTCGCTTGTCAGCTCCACGCATGAAGGATTCTGAATGACCTTCTGACAGATCTTGAACGCAGTGAACTTGTCTTGCTGCGACATAGGAGCGTTCTGTAGCGTCGATGCGTTGAACATCGTCTGCGCGATCGTGTCGCTGATGAAGATCGTGCGCTGCTCGTTCGTTTGCTGATCCGTCATCTTCAAGACTTTTCCGTCAAATCCGATGAACGGCTTGTTCATGTTTACTTTCATCTTTTTCTCTCGTTTTTAGTGAATAGATATTTCGTCCACTGATAGCGCGATCTGCGCTTCAAGTATTCCAGATCTCCTTGAAAGAAGTATGCTTCATGCTCGAAGCTGATAGAGTTGTACGCTTCCATGAAGTTGAAACGGATCAGAAGACGGATCAAGAACTCGATCAGATAGATCACATAGAACAGGACGAAAAGAGTCTCCTTCATCTGTTCCGTGTGGATCTTCTCATGATTGATTCTCCAGTCGTACATTTCAACACCATTGCGGACGAATAGCAGTCCGAAGAAGTTGAATGCTACGAATCCCTTGAAGGGAATGATGTTGTTGTAGATCATCTTCATATTCTTTTCTCCTTTCTTTAACTCCAGTCGGCATCGCGGAATGCACCGCAGAGCCAGCCTTTTCCTGCTTTACTGCTCGAAGGAGAGTATCTGTCTCCCAAGTAGATCATTTCTGCGATCTCACCGCCAGAGAACTCGATGTAGCCGTTCATCATTGCGACGTAAGAGTTCCTTTGATCGTTCACGTTTGCTACCATGACGCGCTTTCCGTATGATGCGACAAGCTTGTAATGATAGTTGTTTTCTGTATTGTTTATCAGTAGCAGATCGACAGGGAATCCAGAAGCGTCTCCAGACTGCCCATAGAGTTGAACTGTGTAACATGTTTCTCCGTCAACAGTAGATGATGAAAGAGTCAGTTCCACATAGTCGTTCTTGACAAGTCCTTTCGTGTAATAGCGGATCTTGTTGTTTATAACGATAGCTGTATTAAGACTCTCTGCACCGAAGTTTCCTCTACAGAAAATCGCAGACGAATAGAATCGCAAGGATCTTCCGTCAACCGTTCCGTTCTGTACGATGTCAACTCCTTCGAATCCGAGACCTCCGTATGCTCCAGTGCTGCAACAGATCCTTCCGACAACGTTTCCGTTGCTGTCAAGACAGTCAAGCGTTTTGAATGATCCGCTGACGGATTTCAGCGTTCCTTCGATAGTGCAGTTCTTCATCGTCACGTTTCCAGACTGATCTACGACGAAGTTTCCGTTGATGCAAGTCTTTCCGATGAAGTTGATGTTCTCTGCTGACAGAGTGATCTCTGCTGCTGTCTGCTTGATGTAGGATTTGAGATTCCCAAGACTCGCAAAGAGATTGTTTCCCCAAGATGTTGTGATGATCCCAGAAGAAGACAGGACGTTTCCGTTCGCGTCGAAATTCGCAACGACGGAGCTGATGTGATCCTTCTTCTGTGAGATCCAAGAAGCCTGTCCGAGAACGTCCGTAATGTCTTCCCAGAAGTTCTTGTTCTTATCGTTTGCAGTACTGCCACCGATATAGCGATACTTGCGCCCTGCGACGAAGTATTTCTCTACTTGCTCGATCGTTCCGTTGCTTCCGTTCTGGTAAGTGTAGTACTTGATCGTGTTCGAAGATCCTGTAAAGTTGAGGACTGCCCCGTAGTGCTGCCACTCCGTGCCAGAAGTCCACGAAGACCAAGGATTCGACGCTTGTGTGTACACTTCCGCTTTCGCTGCGTTCTCCGCGAGCGTGCGAGCTGTACTCTGGATCTGTTCGAGATAGCCGTTCAGTCCAGACTCGATCGAGCTGTACGCAGCTTCGCAAGCGTCGTAGAAGTTCTTCAAGAACGTCTTGAACGTGTCATAGACGCTGACGATGTTCGTGCGCTCCGCGTCCGTGATGTAATCGTCAGCGACAGCAGTGTTGATCGCAGGAAGCAGATCATTGTTCGCTTTGCTGTACAAGTAGTTGTACTGTGTGTTCAGCGTCGCTTTGTCATCGTCTCCGATGAAGACATTGTTGTACAGTTCGTTGTACATCATGAGCGCAGCCTTGATTGTCTGCTCTACGCTTGCTTTGATAGCTTCTATCTGCGATCTGTTGACAGATCCGACTTCCAGAGTGTCTATGTTGCTCTGGAGAGCTTCCTGTCCGTCATTGAAGTCCTTCTTGGCTGCGTCGAGTGCAGAGTTTAGCGTAGCAAGCTCGCTGCTGATAGACGCTGTCACTTTCGAATACGCGCTGTCGCAAGCATCGTAGAACGATTTCAAGTAAGTCTTGTATGTTGCGTATAGCGACTGAACAGATGTGCGCTCTGCGTCCGTTATATAGTCATCCTGCGCTGCTGTATTCACAGCGTTAAGGAGTTCGACGGACTTAGACGAAAGCGTATCGTGAGCGTTCTTCAACGTTGTCTTAGTCGTTGCGTCAGTCAGATACTTCGATCCGTACAGCTCGTTATACATAGCGTCTGCACCCTTCATCATCTGCTCTACGCTTGCTTTGATAGCTTCTATCTGCGATCTATTGACAGATCCGACTTCCAGAGTGTCTATGTTGCTCTGGAGAGCTTCCTGTCCGTCGTTGAAGTCCTTCTTGGCTTTATTCAGATTCGTATTGAGATCTGCGAGATCCTGCTGCGCAGTTCCGAGATCCGTCGCGAGTCCTGCAACAGTAGATGATATTCTGTCAGCTTTCTGATCGACTTGCGAGATAGCGACAGTGACTCCGTTGATCTTCGTTGTCACTTCCGAACGGATTTCCTCTGCTGTCTGAGAGATAAGAGACGTGTTCTGTCTGATCTTTCCGTTGAGATCCTGTTTCGTCGCTTCCGCTTCCGTGCGGATCTCATGCGCTGTCTGCGTGATCTTCGTGCTGAAAGTCTCGCGATAGTTGTTCAGCGGATTCTCCGTCAGAGTCACGAAGCGATAGAGAAGATCTCCTGTGAACGCGATGACGAACTTTCCGTTTTGAGACCAGTTCTTGTCTGCGATCTCGAAGGATCGAGTCTGCCAGTCCGTGTTTGCGCTGATCGAGTACGTGTGCAGATTCTCCGACGTGTTTCCGTCAATGAGCCAGACAGAGAGCGTTCCTGCTGTCTTCGCAAGGAATCGGACGGAGAAATAGACTGTGTTGTACACGTCTTTTTCGAGCTTTGTCTGATCGTCCCATTCCTTGTGAGTCTCGTTCTGACGTACAACGGAGAGAGACTGCGCGATAGCAAGATTCCGCGCGTGCAGGACTTTGATTCCGTCGAAGTCCTCGATCTCCGAGTAGTCGAAGGAGCGAGTCGCAAGCAAGCGTCCGTTGATAAGAAGTGCTTCCTCTCCAGTTCCGACGCTGACAACGGATTTCTCACCGCCTGCCGCGTCCGTCAGTTCTGGGAACACATTGTTGTCTATCGCGCAGTCCTTCCAGTTCTGCTTGTCGAGAGCGAAGAAGCCGTTCTGGATGAAGTTGTCTTCGTCCGTGATGTTGAACGTTGTCTCGCTGTACGACGATATGAGTGCGTTGCGAGTCGCCTGTATGTTGGATGCAAGCGATTCGCCTGTGTTGCGCATATAGAAGTCTCCGATCGCGTAGAGATTTATCAGATACTCTCCGAATCCGTGCAAGTAGCCGAACTGCGTAGATCCGAGTCCTGCGAGATTTCCGATGCGTCCTTTGAGAGCTGTGATAGGATCAGTCTTCAAGCCATAGACGATGTCGAGATACGGAGTGTCAGCCCCGACGGTCATAATCTCGATGATACCCTTGCGATCTGCGTTCGAGAAGTTGTCGAGACGAACGAGAGTGTCACCCTTCTTGATTGCCTGCTCTGCTGTCTGTTCGTTCAGAGAGTCGAAGTCGCGGAACTTGATCCAGTCAGTGCCGACTTCTGCGACAGTGAGATCATAGGACTTGACAACCCAACCGTCAGTCATTGCAGGATCGTACTGCTGTACGCTGATCCAGTCATCTGCGCGAAGCGGATTGTACATCTTGCCTTCCTTCGTGTCGAGATAGATGCGTCCAGAAGAAGCGTCGTAGTGATCGACTTCGATCATCGCAGTGAAGATCCTGTTGTCGTTCTCTCCGAGAAGCTGTGAAATGACCATTTCGAAGACTCGCAGCGTCTTGCGTGCTATGACTGTGTCGATCTCCAGTTCCGTGAGTCCGTCTTCGCGCTGACGGAGTCGCCAGCCGTAACCGTCTGGGAATCCAGAACGGAACAGCGGAGATCCCATCTGTCCGTGCATTGTAGCGTCATTGCGGACTTGAAGATCCTCGAACTCCGCGTTTCCTTCCTTGTCGATAGCTCCACCAGTAGCGGAGAGTCCAGAGATAGGATCTTTGTCGTAGTCTCCAGTCGATAGTCCGTCCTTGAAGCGGATATGTCCTTCCGCTGTGTCTGGAACATCCTTGCGCAAGAACATCTTGCGGATCTGTGCGCCAGACATGCCATTCGTGCTTCCGATAGTGACGGAGAGATCTGCGAGAGAGTCACCGATCATGCGGACTTCCTCGATAAGCTGTGACTCCGTTCCTCTGATTTCTTCCTCTCCGACGCTGATATGCTGCTTCATCGGCTGCGCGAGATTCCTTGTCACAGCCATGATGCGTGTCGTATAGGAGTATTCTCCAGACTTGTATGTCACTTTCTGTCCGACGCGCAAGTACCAGTTGTTCTGCTTGAACTCTACAGGATAGCTGTCGAACGTATAGTTGTTAAGATCAAGCTTCATGCGCTCGATCACTTTGTCAAGCTCCGTCTCTACTTCCTGCTGTGCGCTTCTGACGTATTCAGCAGGCATCTTTATATTGAACAGGATCGTCTTGTCCCCGTCCTTCGGTACGATGTATTCCTTCGCAGGGATGATCTGTCCGTCCGACAGCTCCGTGAAGATGATCTCGAAGTCACCCTGCTTGATCTGGAACGTTCCTTCCGCGCTGTCGATCTCCGATGCTTCCTTGTGCCAAGACAGCTCAAACTCGCGCTCCATGAGTGCGCCAGAGCTGAAATGTGCAGACAGCGTCAGTCCTGCTATGATAAGATCGTCGGACATAGCGAAGTCAGCGATCTGGAAGTACCAGATTGCGTAAGTCTCGTAGATAGGATCTCCGTTCGAGTCGTTTCCGATGACGATCCTGTTTCCGTCAGCGTCCTCTCGATACTTCAAGCGTCTTCTGACATCGGAGATAGTTAGATAGCTACGCGGATAAACTTCGTCGAACGTTATCGCAGCAGGGAAGATCTCGTTAGGATGCAGCTCGCTTACGAACTGTCCGTTCTCGAAGTGTCCGCGAATATCCTTGTAGCCTTGCGGATATTTCGTAGGATCGAGCGTCAGATGCTTCGTGACGCTGCTGTTCGTCGCTGCTCCGTTGTAGTCCTGCGTGATGTTACGCGAAGATCCGAACGCGAAGAAGCGTGTATAGTATTTTTCGCGAGCGTTAGACACGTCAGCTGCTCCGATGTTCTTTCCGACTTCCAGAGTGATGTCATCGTAGTAGCCTTGAATGTCAGCGTCGAAGGATGCTTTGCCGAAGTGGATCGTGTTCGTCCGCTTGTCAGCAAACCACTCTGTAGAGAATGCGCTTGCGATCTTGTTGAGACCTCCGAGAATGGAAATGTCTTGAAAGTCCAGATCGACGTACTTCTCCGACAGCGACGCGTTGATGCGTGCAGACCAACGCTCGTTAGTCTCATAGGAGATCGCCTTGATGACTTGTGCGAGGAAATCGACAGGACGCGCAGTCAGACTCCAGTCCGTCTCGCGCTTCACTGATCCGTTGTCGATCGTGTAGAAGAAGAACGGTTGTCTGTCCCAGAGCATTATCCGAGAGTGGAACTGCATCGTGTATCTGTAACGCTTTTCATCAGTCTGATCTGGGCTGTACGGATCTGTGAGCGTGTAACGCTCTCCGTCGTAACGGACGTATGCTCCCTGTGCAAGACGGACGTTCCGCTTAGACACGAAGGAGACGTTGACGTAGTCCTGTTTCATCAGTTCGTCAACCTTCTCGCACTCCTTTGTCACTGGAATGTCGAAAAGCACATTGTCCTGTACGTCGTATATTTTCAGTCTGATGTCTGCCATTCTTCCTATATGATGATATTAAACGTTGTAGATGTCCTGTTCTGCTCTGTTGTGCGGATTCGGCTCGTTCAGCTGTAGTGAGAACTTCGCGTTCTTCCGAAAGAACGACTGGAACTGCTTGCAGTCGAGGTATGTTAATCGGAAATAGAGCGTCCGAGGACTTGTGATCTTGATGACGATCTTCTGTTTCTCCAATTCCTTGCAGAACAGATCGTATTTCGCGATGAAGTCTGCGTGACTGTTCGCTGTCAGATTGATCGTAAGATTCAGATTCCGTGACTTCACTTTCGGATCTTCGTCATAAGCGACTTCCTTTCCGTCTGCTATCGCGGACTCGTTCTCGATCGGATCTTTCAGTCCGTTCGGAGTCAACAGCTGCGTCAGCGATTTGTCATCGAAGTACACTCCGAATGTGCTGTAGCTGTTCTTTCCGTTTATCTCGAATTCACCTGTCATATCGTTGTTTTATTTGTTTCGTTCAAGGAATGTCTTTATCTTGCCAAGCTTAGAGTCGATGTCTGGAAGACGATCGCTGTTTTTGCTGATATTCTCCAGATACATCTGACTCATGAACAGGATCTCATTCGTAGCGGACTGTAGCGTGATGAAGTCATCGCTGTTCCGCTGTAGAGTAGGAGCGATTTCGTCGAAATGATCCGCGATGCGCGTCGCCTGCATGAGTATCGATGTCTCACGTCCGAGAAGTGCCGTTCCTGTTTCCTCGCTGACAGTCTCATAGCCGCCACGCGACGCGTTCTGATCCTTCGAGCTGTCCTTGTTGATCTCCGACATGTCGAGTCCTGCTGCTTCCATTGCAGCGTCACGCAGATCTGCTGCCTGTTCGTAAATCTCCGAATAGAGCTGTTGTAGTGAAGCGCGTTCGATAGCGTCAAGGACACCGTCTGACATAGCGACAGCGAAGTCTTGATACCATTTGGAGATACCGTTCTTCATCTGTCCGTTGATGACGTTGTTGATGATCGCTTTCTGCATGTATTGAGACACATTCTTGATGACTTTCTCCGCGTCCGTCTCCGTGTCTTCAAGAAGACTCTCCAGATCGGACTTCGCGCTGTCGAAAGACAGCTTCGTCACAGTCTCGTTGTACTCGTTTTGAAGATCTATGATCTTCTGATAATACTCGATGTATTCGTTCATGTAGTCTGTGACTCCTTTGTAGCCTTCTTCCGATGCAGACTGGATAAGCGTCCAGAGTTCAGTGTTCTGATCTGCGATCTTTGCCATGTCCTCTGATGACAGATTCCAGAAGTCCCAGACATCAGTAACAGTCTTTCCGACGATCTCGCTGACTTCCTTCCACGGATCTATGAGTCCTTTTGACATCGCTTCATTTACGATCTTCGCGTCTTCACCGTTGAACGGATTGTAATAGTGTCCGAGATAATTCGAAATGGCTCTCTCCAAGAGTGCGTCGTAGATATGCGAGTTTGCGGAATGAGATCCACCGATTCCGAGGAATCCGTTGCTGTATGAGTCCGCTGTTTCCTGCATCATGCGCTGCGTGTTCTGCATTTGACGCTCCAGATCCGCTTTCGCGAGTTCGTATGTCTCTGTTGCTTCCTTTCCTGCTTGATCCTTCATGACATTCGTCAGACGATCGATAGCTTTCTCCAGATTCGCGTTTGAGAGCGTCAGTCGCTCGATCAGAGCTGGATCGTATGTAGATCCCCAGAGATCGTTCTGCCCGAACAGAGTTGAGAAGATTCCACCGACAGCACCGAAGACGTTGGAGAAGACATTGTCAAGGAACTTCTCGAAACCGCCAGAGTCAGAGATAGCTCCGAGTATTTCGAGGATCGCTCCGATAATACCTCCGATCTTTCCTGCTGCTTCTCCGAACAGATTCGTCACTTGCGCGACAGTAGATCCGAGATTCTGGATCGAGAAGTCGCTTGCTGTTCCGAGCTGCGAAACAACGGAAGAAAGTTCTTCGAGTTTGTTGATCGTGCTGTCAATAGACTTGTCGCGAGTAGTCTTCGCGTCCTTCGCGTTCTGCTTCGCTTGTTGGAGTGCTTTCTTCTTCTCCGCTTTCTCCGAGTCAGTGACAGCTTTTTCGTATTCTTCCTGTGCTTTTTTCAGTTCCTCGACAGTCACTTTGTAGTTGTCGAGAGATTCGATCAAGCCACCGAAAAGACCGCCACGCTCCGCGAGATTGTCGTTGATCTCGTTAAGAGCTTCCTCTATGATCTTGATCTGCTCTGGAGTCTGCTTCTTGTAAGCGTCGGACTTCTTGAAAGCGATAAGCTGCTTTTTGACTTCCTGTAGCTCCTTCTTCGTGACTTTGCTGATGTCACCGAAGACTACACCCCAGTCAAGCTGATCTTTGAGTTCTTCAAGATTTATCTCATTGAGAGCTTCCTGCATCTGCTTGCGCAGAGACATCTTCGCTCCTTCCGTAGTTGCTTCATTGATCTTCTGCTCGAACTGCTCCTTGATAGCTGCACGCTTCTGTTGGAACGTGCCGTATTCGCGAAGATACTCGTTCATTGCTTCCTTCTCCGCTTTCAGCTGTTCGAGAGTCTGCGACTGCTTCGTCAGACGGATCAGATTGTCGTATGCAGAAGTATCGACGCTGACTCCGTTAGAGTCGAACGTCTTCTTGCTATAGTTCTTGTCCTGTGCTTTCTTCAAGTCTTCCTGCGCGTCGAAGATCTCCTTCTGCGCCTGTATAGTAGCGTTGATGAAGTCCTGCTTCTGCTTCTCCAGAGACTCGATCTGTAGCTTATTGTTGAGTTCCTGCTGTCTGCGAGCGCGTTCGCCTTCGTCTTCGAGAGAGTTGATGACAGCCTGCTCCGTTGCGTTCTGCATATCAAGGATCTGCTGCTTGCGATCCTGCTCTCCTTTCTTCATGAGCTGATCGATACGCTCGTTAGCGGAACGGATAGCTTCGTAACGCTGCGCTGCTTCCGCTGCCTGCTGCTTTGCGTTCTGCGCAGCCTTGTTGCGAGTCTGCTCTGCCTTGCGATTCTGCGCGTCGATGTCGATGCCGACGGATTTCAGCGTAGTCTTCGCTTCGTCCAGACGCTTGTTTGCAGCCTGCCACTCGACTTCTGACTTCTTGCGTGCTTCCTTCTCCGCTTTGACTGCTTCGTTGTAAGCTGTCATGGCTTCCTGCTGTGCCTGCTCATGAGACTTTGAAGTCATTCCTTGCAGACGCTTCGACTCGCGTTCTGCATCGTCGTATGCTTTCTTTGCGCTATTGTAGTCGAAGATCAGCTGTAGCGGAATCTGATACCAAGGATTATCCTTGACTTTCGCCTGCTCTGCCTGCATTTCTGCTTCGAGTCTGTCGAAGACTTGCTTCGCTTCCGCGAGAGTCTTTGACGCTTCCGAGATCTTCACGTCAAGCGGACGATTTTCGCGCTCTGCCTGCTTGCGCGCTTTCTCATACTCCGAGAGCTGCTTCTTGTATTCTTCGAGTGCTGATCTGGACTTCGCGATCTGTGCAGAGATCTGCGCTGCGACCATGTTAGATCCTTGCGTAGCTGCCTGTGATACGGAGTTGAAGCGGACTTCGAGTCCTTTGATCTCCTTCTCCGTGTCGCTGATGTTCTTCTGTAACATAGCGTACTTCGTATCGTCAAGCTGCTTGTTGAGTTCCTTCTGCGCGTTCGCAGCGTCAAGCGTAGCGAGTTCCTGCTGTGAGTACTTGTCAGTAAGCGAAGGAGCGAGCGTCTGTAGCTCTCTGTATGCTTCTGCCTGCTGTACTGCCGTAGCGTTCGCGTCTTGTATCGTCTTCATCAGCGAGTCGATCTTGTTCTTGCGCTCGCTTAGAAGATTGTTCTGACGCTCTATTTCGTCGTTCGCTGCACGGACTCCTTTCTCATGCGAGGACTCCGCTGTAACGAGCTTGTAGATAGCGTATATCAGTCCGACAACTGCTGCTGTCGCGAGGACGTAGGGATTCGTCAGCACTGATCCGATTCCAGTCATCGCAGCTCTCACTCGCAACTGTGCTGCTGCAAGGAGATTCGAAGTAGCTGCTGCGCGTGCCTGCTCGATAGACAGAGTGTGTCCTGCCATTGCTGCGAGCTTCATCTGCACAGCTGCTTCCGCTTCAACTGCTGCATGTGCGCTCTGGACTGATGTCTGTAGGATCAGAGCTGTCTTGTATGTTCCGTATGCTGTGACAAGCGTAGCAAGGATCTTTCCGATAGTCTCGTAGTTCTCGACAAGCGTAGCGACACCAGAGATTCCTGCACTGATGATTCCCTGTGTGTCCTTTCCGATGCTGTTGAACATTGAGTCGATAGCATCTTCCAGATTCGAGAGCTGTCCTGCGATAGTCTGCGACTGCTTCTCCATAAGACCGTAGAACTTGCCGCCCTCGTTCGTCATGGACTCGATCGCCTTGCGGACTTCCTCTGCTCCGACTTTGCCTGCTGTGACAAGCTCTCCGACTTGCTCTTTTGCGACTCCGAACTGCTTCGCGAGTTCGTCAGCGAGTGGAATTCCGCGTCCCATGAACTGACGGAGATCCTGCGTAAAGAGTCTGCCCTGCGTCATCGTAGTTCCGTAGAGCATGACAAGATCGTTAAGCGGAATTGACAGTCCAGAAGCGATGTTGCCGAGACGCACAAGCATGTCGTTGACTTCGTTCGCTGCTGTTCCGTATGCGAGTAGCTGTTTCGCTCCGTTTGCGACTCCCTGCAAGTCGAAAGGAGTCGTTGCTGCTGTCTTTGTCAGCTGCTTCATGAGCGAGTCAGCTTCCTTTGCAGATCCGAGCATGACTTCAAAAGCGACTTCAAGCTTCTGGAACTCTCCGCGCACCTTCATGATCTGCGTTCCGAAATCCTTCATCGTCGCTGCGATGCCGATCGCTGCAAAGGCTTTTCCGATGTTCTTCGCAGAAGCACTGAAAGCAGAATCGACGCGATCGCCTTCCTGCTGTGCAGTCTGTCCTATCTGATGAAAGATGTTTTGGACTTCCTGCTTGTCACGATTCATCTGTCTGTGATCCAGACTGACTGAATATGATATGCTTCCGTTGTCGTTATTCATCGTTTACTTGTTTTTAGTTGAACGGATCAGTTACTTCTCCGTCGCCTTGTTCCTTATTGTTGTCTGGATCGTTTGCGTCAAGCGCAGGATTCCAGTCTTCTTCCTTCTTCTGTTTGTCTGGATCGAATATCGGAGTCGCATAGCCGAACATGACAAGATTCTCATAAGTCAGTTCGTGCAACACGTATTCTGGAGTGACGCGCAAGTTCTTGCACGCTCCGAGAATCATTGCCCAGACGCTGTCGTTTCGTCGCCCACTCCGCTTCTTGTCGGTTTTAGAATGTTTGCTTCTGCCAGCGAAGTGGTAAGAACGAAAAAATCACCGATCCCCAAGTTCGTGAGTCTTCCTGTTATCAGACTGCTCAATTCCTTGACGCTCAATTCAAGCAGTATATTCTCCGCTAACGCGTCTTTTTCCTCGATCTCGATAGTTTCCTCACTTGAAGCGTTTGGATCGTCCCTGCGAGCTGAAACGCGCACTTTCCGATGTTCTGCGACACGCTTCGCTCCGAGTATCAGCACTGCTGCGATCTCTCCGATGACGTTCATGTCCTTTGACACGCGTAGCATTTCATACGCGATGTTGTCTGGATCTACTTGTCTGACTTCTGGAATCAGAGAGATAAGATGTGAACACATGATGACAGTCGCTACAGTAGGCTTTCCGAATTCGTAAGTCTCGCCTGCTATAGTGATCGAGTCCTTCGCTGTTTGAAGGATCGACTCCGCGACTTTATGTTCTATTGTTTCCATTATTCCGTTGTTGTTGTATTGTTGTTGTCGTTGTTGTTGTTAGAGAAGGAGCGCAGTCTGCGCCTGCTTGAACGCAGGACTGCGCTCTGTCTGTATCTCACGCGTACTACGCGAGCTTCGAAGTCGTTGTGAAGTACTTGTACCAGACTCCGCTGTTGTCCTTGTGGAACTTGAACGTGAGAATGGCTTGATTACCGTTTTCCTCCGACCAGACGGGCTGATAAGTGATCGTAACACTCGGTGCTTCGATACCCTTTGCGCCCTTGTTCTTAGGAGTGACTTTGACTTTCCAGTCTCCGTCAACGATGTGGGTCTTCACGTCGTCTCCGTTTGCGATTCCGAGCAACGTAAGCAGGCTTGACTCTGGCTCGATGACAGTAGTAACGAGCTGAACAGTTCCTTCCTGCTCTTCCTCTGCTACGACTTCGCCGCCAGTAGCGATCATCTGCATAGTGTCGCCTGCTTCTGCTGACAGAGACGATGACTGATTAAGGATAGTGCCGACGGACTGATACTCCGCATTCTCAACACCGTTGTTAAGAATCTCGATCAGACACTTCGACCATGCCATTATCTTTTTCATATCACTTTGAATTAAAATGTTGTACGAATATAATGTATCTGTGTATTGATGCGAGTCTGCTCAATGTCCTCGATTTCTTCCGCGAACGGAGTGCTTTCGATTTCGATGTTGTAGTGCGGATCGTCGAATTCTTCCTCAAAGATCTTGATGATCGCGGACTCGATCGTCTCGACGCGCTTGATGTCTCTGACAGTGTTCGTCATCGACTTCGGCTGCTGCATCGGAACGAAGACATTCAAGAAGACATATCCAGACTGGAACTGTCCGTTGCGCCCTGTCTGGAAGCCGACAACTGCGTCTTCCGTCTTAGCGTCACGCGGACGCATTCCCTTTCTGTAGATCTTCCCTGCGAGCAAGTCTTTCAGACTGCTTGCTTTCACGAAGCGAAAGAAATCCTTCTCGATCTGCGTCTCTGTCTTGATGTCGCTCATTTGACTGTGAATCCGATATTTTTGAGTAGCTTCGGGACTTGTTCCTCTGCGAGAAGTTCCGCGCCCTTTAGGACTGTATATCCGTTGCGCTCTACATAAGCTGCGTAGTTCATTCCTGCTACGACGATCAGCGTCGTTCCAGTGAAACGCTTGCCGACTTCCTTCAAGTACTTGTTCGCTGTCGAAATTCCTTTCTTTCCGTCCTTGTACTGCGCAGGAAGACTGCGCTTGATGATCTTCCCTTCCTCGACTATGACATATCCGATCGAACTGCGAAGGTTTCCTGTCTGATCCTTGTAGTTGCCGTTTTCGCGTGCTTCCGTCACGCATTGCTCTCCGACGTACTGGAGCGTGTTAATCAGTACTTGTCTGATCTTGCTCTCATACTGCTTGTCGAAAGATACGCTGATCGATCCTTTCGGTGTGTTCAGCTTTATCGGCATTTCTCCGCGTCTATCTTAATTCTGTCAAGACTGACGTTCTGCATATTGTTGATGACGAACTCTCCAAGATAGCTCTCTCCGCGTGTCAGCTGTATTCTGTCGCTTCTGAACTCGTTTCCGCGTTCCAGAAGGACGATACACGCATGACGTGTATAATGTCCGTCTCCGTATGTACCTTGAACGTCGCGCGTCTGCGTCTGGATCATACAGGGGATGCAGTCAGACCATTCGTCGGAAGTTTCGTCAGTGCTTTCTCCGAGAGTCGCGCCCTCGACAAGCTCTCCGTCTTCGTCGAATTCATCCTGTGCTTCCGCGCTGTCGCATTCGCAGATAGGATCTGGAATCCTGTATTTCAGATAGCCGTTCGTCCGCATAGTCCTGTTACCAGAGTTTTGATCCGTCTTTTATTACAGACTTTTCATCAGAGAGATATTCGGAAGCGTCCAGTCCGTATCTGTTGCACCAGAACTCGATCGAGTTTTTGATCTTGTCTGGATCGACGGAGACTGAAACACCGCCCTCGCTGCGTGATGTCTCGACCCAACCCAAGACAACGAGTATCGCACATTCAACAATGGCAGCATTATCTGTTTCCTGTACGTTCGCGTCTGGATCAAGTCCGTGTTCAAGCAGAACGTCGTTGACAACGTCCGCGTCCACGTAGCAAGTGTTACAAATCAGCTTGCATTTGGATCTGACCGCTTCCGAATACTTACGTTCCATATCTTACTCCTCTGTTTTGAGAGTGTAGATGCCGTTGAACTCCGTCACTACAGGCAGAGACAAGGACTGTGCCTTTGTGAACTCTGTCTGACGTGAGTTCTCCTTCTCGCCAACACCCCACTGCGATACGCGGATGCGACCGTAGTTAGAGTAAGCGACTCCAGCTTCCTGCTTCAACTCGTTGTCAGCATAGGCATTCTTTACGACACCGAGCTTTCCAGACGGGATGAAGACAAGATTCTTCGAGTTGAACGGAGTGATCTCGCGGAACGTCTTGCCCTGCTTCACGCGACAGATGCGACGGATCTTCTCGATCGTCGGCATTTCGTTCTGTGACAGGAACTCGTTCAAGTTAGCGAGAGTCAGCGGTGTGGACTGACGATCGTTGCCGAAGACAGCCATTTTCAGCTTCTTTGTACGGAGCATGTAGCTGACCTTCGAAGGAGCAAGCAGGATCTTGTCGATCTTGACTTTGTTCTCCGCAGCGTCGAGAATGCCCTGTATGTCTTCCAGACAGTCAACAGTCTCGATGTTGGCATTGATCCACTGAAGCTTTGCACTTGCGATGTTCGAGTCTGGCTGATTGAAGTCGATCTTGCAGCGGACACCGCCCTCTGGGTTGTTATCGTCAGTGAACTCGAAAACACCCTCATTCGAGAGAGATCCGAGGAAGATCATGTCGATCTTAGCGCGAACAGCGTTCACAACGTCGCCAACGACACCCCACATGATGTTTACAAGCTCGCGTTTTGCAGCTTCGTCGCTGATTGACTTAGAGTCAAGGATAGCGAGGACTTTACGATACTCCTGTACTGTCAGAGAACGAGACAGAGCGTGCAGGAAGACTTTGTTTGCGAAAGTCTCCAGACCTTCTGTTCCGATCACAGGCTCGTTAGAGTTATCTCCGATCGTAGGAGCTGCGATCGTGATATTGTACTTACCCATGATTTCCTCGAAGTTCAGTCCGATCGTAGGAGTGTCCCAGTCAAGATACTTCTCGAAGATAACTTGATCGAACAGCTCCTTGCGAAGCTTTGATGCAGCATCGAAGCGAGCCTTAGTCTGGCGAACGAGATCGCCAAACAGTGAAGAATATACAAATTCTGCCATAGTTTACTTCGTTTTACTGTTTGATGAACTTGATGCTGTGATTGTTCTTGAGACAGATGCCACCGTCGGCGAGCCATTCTGTCGGGAATTCTGGAACAACATCCTTGATTACAATAGCGTCATACGCGATGTCGAGAGTGTCATGATCGGCAGCAGACATCTTTTTCTCTGCTCCGACGATCATGTTCGGAGTGTACTTAGGACTTGGGCTTGCACCCTCGCCTGTAGCATTGTCAGACTCAACAAGGTACTTGCCCTGTGTTGCGCCTGTCACAGCGGCTTCGCAAGTGATGACGTCGTAGTCAGCATTGCTGCGATCGATAGCTGTGATCTTCTTAGCGACAGATCCGTCAAAAGCCTGCACGTAGTCGCCCACCTCGAAATAGTTCTCCTTTGACACGCGGATAGCTGATGTAGTACCGCCTGCAAGGATCTTTCCGAACTTAACGACTGCACAAGTCAGATTGTCGGGGAAGATCTGCACTAACACTGCACGCAGGATCATAACTCCGATGCTGATAGCATTCAGAAGCTTGTAACCCGCAGGCAGCATCTTTGCTTCGCCTCTCCAGAAACGCTGTTGCGTTCCGCTGTACTGTTCTTTAGACTTGAATTCAATCATTGCTTAGAGAGTTTGAAATTAAACATTTAGTTGATGATCACTTTTCGGGCAAATTCTTTACCCAGTCTTCCGCTTCCGCTTCGAGAGCTGCTTGCTCCGTGATTTTGTCACCGCCTGCGTCTTTCGGAAGAAGTTTGTTGTTGACAAGATCCTGCTTGAACTCCGTGAGCTGCTTCCGAGCGTCGGCATCGTCAGCGATGCTGTAGTTCTTCATCAGATAGTCTGGGATTCCAAGCTCCTTCGCGAGCGCAGCGATTTCAGACTTTCGATCCGCAATCTTCTTCTCGTTCGTGATAGTCTCGTTCTCCTTCTTCAAGTCAGAGATCTGCTTCTCGACGGATTTACGATACTTCTTGAACCAGTCTGGCTCGTTAGGATCTTCTTTGTCATCGTCCGAATGATCGTCGTCAGAATGATCGTCATCGTCCTGCTGATCCTTCTTGAATGACTTCTTAGCGTCCTGCACCTTGCGCGTAGATTCAGCCTGCATTTCCTTGCCGATCTCTGCGAATGTGCTTACTAATGCGTCGATGTCAGCGTCACTGGCATCGTCTTTCAAACCCTTGCTTGCGCTGTTGTACAACGCTTCAATGGCTTTCTCCGACAATCCGTAGTCCTTGACTGCGTCTTGTAATTTTTTCTTTAATTTTTCCTTCATATTTCGATTTATTGAATGAAATCCGCTGGCGAAGATAGCGTAAAATTCTGTTAATGGTGTTTATTAGCCACTGGAATTTTAGTTAAATAGATTTAATTTTGTGCGTTTGTGTGTGGGATTTTTCTCAAAATGTTTGCAAATAACAGAAATATTCCATATCTTTGCACCAGATTTCAATAATTCATCAAAAAATTCAAAGCAATATGTTACAGTCAGAATTCACACAGAGAACGAAGATCAATGTCACAGCAGACATGTTCGATCAGATCCACAAGGACTACATGAAGTCCAAGCTCGACAAGGACGCATTCTGCGCACAGTGGAAGCGCAAGCACGCAGAGGAAGCAACGAAGAGTCTTGTGAGTCAGATCCAGACTCTCAAAAATCAGCTCGCAGAGGAACAGCAGAAGCGCGAGTCAGAGCGCGTCCACGCTGACAAGGAGCTGATCGATGTCTGCAACGTCCGCGACGCTTACATGCAGGAACTCATTCGGATCTTTGACATCGAAGGAGACGAAAAAGCTATCTGGAGTCTCCGTCAGAGAGTCATCAGCAACTACTATAAGAGATAATATTCACACTTAAAAATCAAAGCAATATGGATCAGAAGTATTTCAATGAAGCAGTAGCGATCATAAGCAAGTCGCTCTCATGCGTAGTCAAGTTCAACACTCCAGTCAACGACAACTACTCGCACACGTACCCGATCTTGATTCTGGAATCAAACGGATCAGTCCTCGACGAACTGCACAAAGCAGGATTCTCGATGTCTATGACGAAGAAAGGACTCGCAATCGACAAGTATTAAGTATTACACGCGAGATCTGGACGCTCTGTCTGGATCTCGCACAATCATCAAAGCAATATGGAAAATAAGAATTCACAGCAAGAAGTTCCGCAGAAGATCTTAGACAAGATCCGCAAGCTTTTGAAGCTACAGCAAGGAGCAAAGGAAATCAACAGCGAGGGAGAAGCATTTGCAGCAGCGCAGGCTGTTCAACGTCTGTTGACAGAATACAATCTATCTCTCGCAGATGTCAGCGACGAAGACGATGAAAAACAGAAGATCGTAGAGACTGACGATTTCGGATATACGTCACAATACGGAAACTACTGGAAACAGTCTCTCATGATAACGATCGCGCACTACAACTACACACAAGTACTCGGTAACGGCTACAAGCGCAAGATCTCGCTCGTAGGAAGCGAAGCGAACGTACAGATCTGCAAAGAGCTGTACGACTATCTGACAAAGACATTCCAGAGACTCGCAAAGAATCGTCTGGATGAAGCGAACGCAGAACTTAGCACACAAGGAAAACGATATTCCGCTTTTGGAGCAAAGAAGTTCATAAGATCATATCTGGAAGGTGCGTGCGCAGGACTGGAAGAAAACTATCAGCAGAGACAGCCGACATCGGAAGAAACAGCACTTGTAGTATGTCACAACGAAATGATTAACGACTTCTTGACAGAGAAGTATCACAGGAATATGAAGACAAGCAATATCAAATGTAATAACGACGTGAACGAATCTGCACTTATGCAGGGTTATAACGACGGAAAGAATATCAACTTGAATAGTCAGATCGAAAAGAAAGGGGGTGCAGCATGAAACTGTTCAGTCAGAATCCAGACTTCTATCCTACACCAGAGCGCGTGATCGCGCAGATGATGATAGGAGAGGACATCATCGGAAAGACGATCTTAGAGCCGTCAGCAGGAAGCGGAAACATCGTCCGTTGGTTGAAGCGCAACGGAGCGCAGGAAGTAATCGCCTGCGAGAAAGATCCGCATTTGCGCAGACTGCTTCACGGAGAATGCAGACTGATCGCTGACGATTTCCTGCAAGTGACAGCAGAGGAAGTGAGTCACGTCAGCTACATAGTGATGAATCCACCGTTCAGCAGAGGTGCGGAGCATATCCTTCACGCTTATGAGATCGCGCCTGCTGACTGCACGATCATCGCGCTATGCAACACAAGCAATATCACAGGACACAGCTACAGCAGGACGAACAACGTCCTCGCGGAGACTGTCAAGCTTCACGGGTCTCGCGAAGATCTCGGAGCTTGCTTCGATGATGACGCGGAGCGCAATACGCGCTGCGAAGTGTCACTGCTGAAACTCTACAAGCAAGGATCTGGAGACAGCGAGTTTGCAGACTACTTCTTCTCGACTTTCGACGAAGACTCTCTGGAAGGAAACGGAAAGGAAGGACTCATGTCGTACAACTTCGTCCGCGACATCGTCAATCGATACGTGTCCGCTGTGAAGCTGTTCGACAGCGTGCTTGAAGCTTCGAAGCAGATTAACGAGATCGCGGACTTCTACGACTACAGGACGGAGACTGATCCGCGCACTGGAGAGAGCAAGCAGGAACGCAACAGCTACGGAACAGTGCCAGTCCGCTTCGGTGCTATCGTTGTCAAGGATGACGATCGTCTCGCGAGCGAAGGAACGACGATCACTCACGATCAGTACAAGAAAGCTTTGCAGAAGCACTACTGGAAGATCATTTTCCAGAAGCTTCACATGGAGAAGTACGCGACTGCACAGCTGCGAGAGCAGATCAACAAGTTCATTGAGCAGCAGAAGAACGTTCCGTTCACGATGAAGAACATCTATCGCGTCATCGACATCGTGATACAGACGAACGGACAACGGATGCAGAAAGCTCTCGTTGAAGCGTTCGACACGATCTGTTCTTTCAGTGCGGAGAACTCCACAGCAGGCGAGACATGGAAGACGAACGCTAACTACATGGTCAATCGCAAGTTCATCGTTCCTTACATCGTATCATGCGATTGGGGGAAGTTCAGCATCGACTACAGCGACTACACGCATCGCAAGTGCGAAATGATCGAGGACATTGTCAAGGCACTATGCACGATCACGGGACGCGACTACGACTCGATCGGATCTCTGCGAAAGTACGTTTACGATCGTCGCGACACGATCACGTTCGGAGAGTGGTTCGAGTGGGGATTCTTCCGCTGCAAGGGATTCAAGAAAGGAACTATGCACTTCGAATTCATCGATGAAGATGTCTGGTTCAAGTTCAACTATGAGTGTGCGCGTCTTCGCGGTTGGAATCTCCCGAAGAAGACACAGAAGACGCGGAAGAAGAAGTCAGCTGCATGATGACAGGAAGCAGGGAGTCTGGAAAACGGATCTCCCTGCACGCTGTTTTGTAAAAGAACACGAAAATCCCACATCGAAAACGAAAAAAGTTCGCAAAAAGTTTGCATATTTCAGTTATTTGCAATATCTTTGCAGCAAGTTTAACGAATAATTCAAAGCAATATGAGTACTACAGCAGCAAATTTCACAATCGAACAGATCCTACAGGATCGTCAGTATGTTCACGATGCAGCATCGACGGAAGCAAAGAAGCAGATGTGTGCAAAGTATGGAATCACTTCCAACAAGACGAAGGAGATCGAGAAGCAGATCCTTGCTATCGGACTCGAAATCCACAAGCAGAACACAAGCTTCACAGTGACGGAAGACGTTCGCGTCTTCGATCTGTACTGGAATCGTCCAGAGTCAGCGCAGAAGATCCGCGAAGCTTTCGCAGACGAATCGGACTCGTTCCTGCGCTTCTATCTGGAGCGTCTTCGCAAGCTCTACGAACAGAATCATCTTCGCGCTCGTTGGACTCTCCGTCCGATCTCATATCTCACGCAGATCTTGAACGAGCGTTCAAAGGACAACACGGAGCGCGACGCGCTCGCACTCGCGCTTGACGTGCAGATGAAGGACTTTCACGATCAGTTCATAAAGTATCATGTTGACTACGCGAACTGGAAGTTCGATCACATGTTCCAGAAGTATGCGGAGATCAAGACTACGCGCGACATCATCTTGAAGCTCAACGTGACGGATCAGAAGGAAGTTGAGCGTCTGCACAAGATGATCTCTACGTTCCGCATCGAGTCCAGAGACTTCGACAAGGACTTCTACATCGAGCGCGTTCGCAGAGACTTCGAAGCGGAATATCTTCGCTGTCTTCTGATGATCGCAGACAGAGTTCTTACAGCAAAGATGAACACTAAGCAGATCAGCGTCCAGAACGTCAGCAGCAACGACGCGAAAGCATTCGACATCTACATCAAGGACGATCAGAGAACGATGCACGCTCGCTCGATCTGGTGCGCAGAGTACAGCGTGATCGTGACACCTCACTGGAGATTTATCATAACGAACGCATAATTCTATCACGGAGTAACAACAACGCGCCAGACGGAAGGGAAACAGCGTCTGGCGCACTAAAACAACATTCAGCATGACAACACTACAAGCACTTATCGAGAACTTCAACAAAAGCGTCGAAGTCATCAAGCGAGAGAGAAAGCTTCAAGCGCAGATCCTTCACGAGATCACTGATCGATTCTGTGAACACAAGGTCGGACAGAAAGCTACTATCAATCGCAGCGGACGGATCGTCACGATCGTCTGTAAGTACATTGATCCAGACATCTTCAACGGAAAAGTTTTATTCTCATACAAGTTCAAACAGTTGAAGAAAGACGGAACTCTCTCACGGAACGAGATCTATGTGTATAACAGCGAAATAAACTGGTTAGACGAATACATTCAGATATGAACACGATCAAGATCAAACACACTCACGTCTTTGAGTTCCGCGAGGGTGGAGACTGCGACAAATGCGACATGCGAGACTACTGTCTCGAAGCATTTGATCAAGAATGTGATGAAGGAACTCTGGGATATTACGAAGAAGTAGATGAAGAAATAGATCAGATAGAAGATGAAACAGAGACAGCAAACAGTGTATCATGTGGAGCTTAAAGATCCGCGCGAAGGAGAGAAGAAGCACTACTATTTCGGATCGCAGGCAGCTATCTTCCAGACATTCACGTCAGAGCGTCTGGGGATCTCTTACAGATCGCTTTCGAACAGTTACAACTTGTCGGAGCGTGACTATGACAATAAAAAATGCACAATTCGCAAGGGATATTTGCGGGTTTCGAGAAAAACCCGTAACTTTGCAGACGAATACTAAAATCAAAGCAATATGAGTACGAAAATCAACATCAGCAAGCATCTTTTCGGAGCGATCATCGGAGACATCGCAGGAAGCTGCTACGAATTCAGCAGACGCAAGGACTACGACTTCGAGTTCTTTCCTGCTACGTGTGACATTACGGACGATTCGATCCTTACTATCGCTACAGCGAAGACTCTGATCTCTCGCGGACGCGAAGCACAGCAAGGAGACTTCGCGTATTTCTACAGGAAGTTCGCTAACAAGTACCCCTATCCGAAAGGATCATACGGAGCTTCATTCGTCGAGTGGCTCATGAAGGACGATACAACGTCTTACAATTCTCTCGGCAACGGTGCGCCTATGCGTGTCAGCGCGTGCGCTTATGCGTATCTGGATCAAGACATCAACGTCGCTCTGGATCTCGCTACGAAGTCAGCTGCATCGACACACAATCACTGGCAGGCTGTCCGCGCTGTTCAAGCTGTCGTTTCCTGCATCTGGTATCTCTACAACGGAATGTCTCTGGACTTCACGATCAAGACGATAGATCAGCAGTTCGGATATGACAAAGCGACGTTCTATATCAATCATGAAGATCTGTTCGACGCTTACAGGAACGACTATCAGTACACGGAGCATTCGGACAAGACTGTTGAAGGAGCGTTGATCTGCGCTCTCACAGCTACATCGTTCGAGGACGCGATCCGTCGCGCTGTCTCGCTCGGTGGTGACGCTGACACTCTCGCTGCGATCACAGGATCTATCGCAGAAGCTCGCTTCGAGATTCCAGACGCGATGATAAAAGTCGCGAAAGCGAAGCTTCCGAGCTATCTGCACAACATCGTTATCGACTTTAACTCCAGAATATCATGACACTTGAACAGAAACAGAAGATCGCGGAAGATCTCGCGCAGTCATACGGATATGACTACGTGAAGTTCATAACGGACATCGAGGACGTGTCCGTCTTCCGAGGAATGACTAACGAAGAAAAGATGATCGGACTTCCGCTGTTCGTCGAAGTGAGCGATAGCGGAGAAGCTGTCGAGTCGCAGGACTTGAAGTATATGGACTTAATAACGGACGAAGAATGAAGAAGAATGAAGCACTTTTGAAGGAATGTCACTTCTACAAAGGAGAAGATCAGAATCCTTTCGAGAAGAAGGATCAGAACAAGTCTATGCTCTGGACTTATGAGCGCGTCTGGTATATCGACGTGCAGAACGAGAGCGCGTCGTTCGCGGATCTGCTACAGGAATACTTCGAAGCAGGACTGCGAGAATTCGAAATGTCGGACGGAGTGCCGATCACGCTGAAAGCACTGCTGTTCAACAGATACATGAAGGACTCCTTCGATTCGAATCCGAATCCTTTCAAGGAGTTCTACTTGAAGTACTACAAAGAAAGCGCAGAGTGATCCGCGCTTTCTTTTTTTTTATCAGATGAACTTGTGAACGTCATCTACTTGATCGAATAGCTGACCGATCATCTGCAAGTAGATCGTGTGTCCTTGCTTCTTCAAGACACGGAACTTACTTCCGCGCTGTCCGACCCATTCGCGCTCGCCGCCCATTGACTCCTTCGAGACTCCGTTCCAGACATCGCTGATCGACGAATAGTTGAACTTGCATGAGTCCGTATAGTGCGAGAACGGCTCTGCGTACATTCCCTGCGCTCCCTTTGGAACGACGATAATGAGATTGTAGTCCATGTGGAAGCCCTTGTCAACCTTGACAGCAGTAGAAAGGAATGCTCCGTCAACGAATTCGTCTCCTTCTTTGAGCGATCCGAGATCCTTTCCGAGAGCGTCGATGTGATAGTTGTTCGTTCCGCGTCTTACGACGAAGTTCTTCTGCGCTCTCTGCTGCGACAGAGCTTCCGTCAGTAGCGGCATGTCGTTGTCGAACGCTGCACGCGAGTTCATTCCGCTGTATCGTATTCCTCGCAACGGCTCGTTCAGATAGCAGTACGTCTGCGTGTACTTCGTCAGAACGATCTTGTGCTTGTCGGAGAGTGCGAGCCAGTCGGCTTCCGTCATGCTGCGAAGCATAGCATCCGCGCTCTCTCCAAACTCCTTCTCGAACGCTGCGATAAGAGCGTCACACTCTGCACGCGAAACGTCTGGAAGCACAACGTCCTTCCCAATCTCGCCCATGCGAGAGACAACGTTTTTGCGCTGCCTGCGTGCAGCTGCTTGTTCGAGCGAAGTCTTGATCTTGTCCGCTTCCGCGAGAGCGTTCTGCGCTGCGATCTTGTCTCCGTGAGCAAGCGCGATGTCGTAGTTGAGCATAGCGTCCGCGAACTTCTGCGACTTCGTCTTGTACGCTGCAAGGATCTTGTGCTGATCGTCGAGTCCTTTCCAGAAGATCTTGTCCTGTACGATCTGCAACTGCTTCGCGTAAGCTGCTTCCGCGACTTTCGCTGTCGAGTAGATTTTGTGCGGCTTCATGTACGTCGGATCTACAACGTACTTCATTTCCTTCTCGAACTTCGCAAGCTGATCGTTCAGCGTCATCGTAGCTTTCCACGACTCGATGTTGACCTTGATCTTCTCATAAGCGTCTTTCAGATCTCCGACAGAGAACTGCTTGTGCCAGAGCTTCGCGTCTGGAATGATGTCTTCCATTTTTGCGAGATCCTTGTTGATCGATACGACGTACTTCGCGAGCTGACGCGTAGCTGTCTGCATTTTGACGTAGTTCTTTTCATTGACAAGTGCTTGCAGACGCTTGATCTCTCCTTGCAGCTCTGGATAGTCAGCAGCAACAGACAGGACATTCTTTGCTGTCTTGTCGATAAGAGCGTAGCGTGCGCGACGTTCAGCGAGTCGCTGCATGATAGCGTTGACATCGCGTTTTGCGTGACGCTGCTCTGCTGCGAGCTGTATAGGATCGATGAACTCCGATTCCTTGACAAGATTCTTGATGCGATCGATGTTGACAAGCTTGTTGTTGATGCGGAAATACTGATAGCCATACTTTGGAGAGACATCGTCGCTGTACTTCTTGAACGCTTTGAGATCCTTGAAGACTTCGTTCGTTTGCGGATCGTAGAAGTAGATCTGTCCTTTCTCCTTGACCATGTTGAACGTGTGTCCGCTGCGACCGCCCTTCCAACGACACTGAATCTGGAATACTCCGTCCTCTCCAGAAGCGACATCGCTCCAGATCTCCGACGCTTTCTTTGCAGTGCGGACGTGAGACAGGACTTTTCCGTCTGCTGTTCGCCATGCTTCCTTGAAGTGCGTTGACAGATAGTCGAATTCCTTTCCTTTGAACGCTTTCGCTTCGATGTTGAATCCCATGCGACGGAGTTCGTACACTGGAGCTGTAGTCTGACAGTTGATCGTGAACGGCTTGTCTCGCTTTTCGTCCCATTTCGGATTGAGAGAGATCTTCTTTCCTGTAGCCTTCTCGATGTACTTTCCGTTCGGATCTTCGATGTACTTCTTGACGTAGTGCGGATTCGGACGCTTCATGTCCGCTTGTTCGTGAGTCATCCTGCGTCCTTTCTTGACTCCTATAGCTTTCTCGAACTCCTTCAAGTTCGCTTTCTGCTCGACGGAGAATCCTTCCCAGACGATAGCGTCCCACTTCTGCTGCGTCTGGATTCCAGACATTACGCGCTGCATGAGCTTTGCGCTCTGCGTGTAGTTTCCTGCGAGTGTAGATGTCTGTAGAGCGTCGAGACGTGACTGTAGAGCGTCAGAGACATCAATTCCCGCGTCGCTGATCGCTTTTTCAGCGTTGAGCTTGTAGTTATTCCAACGCGACTCGTTCCAACGCTTCTGGATGCTTTCTGCGTCTCTGGAAGCGCGACGATCCTTCGCGATCTCCCAGACGGACTTCTTCTGATTATGGATCACAAGTCCTTTGCTGATGTCTCCGTCAACGTAGTTCTGCGCTATGAAGTACGGCTTAACTGCTGCGTCGTTGATCCTGTCCGTGTTCGCCGCGATCCATTTCTTGAAAGCGTCTGGAACGTCCTTCACTTCCTGCGCTTTGAGATCGACAGTGCGAGGATCGTTTCCGTCGAGGATCGCTTTCTGCATCGCTACGAAGTCATCTTCCTTCGCGAGAATAGGAACGACGTAGCAGAGACAGTGCGGATGCCATGCAGTGAACTTGAATCCCTTCGGGTACTTTCCTGCTAACACGTCACAGATGTCTCCGTTCGGCATTCTGTCATCGTGCTGCTTCGAGAGCTTTACTTCGAAGCCTACGACGAAGTCGAGACGTTCCCAACGGTCTTCGTCAGCTGCCCTGTACGCTGCATTTGTCTCCGTGCGCGTCAGTCGCATAGCGTTCTTGTAGCTGCTGCGATAGACTCCGCGTCCTGTATGGAACGCTTTCGCATTCTCCGACAGATGAAGCTTTCCGTCAGATCCCTTGACGCGACGGAACAGCTTGTCTGGATATTGCAGATACTTGCGAACTTCGCGCGACATCTGCGCTGCCGACGATCCGTCGCCCATTGCGACAGTGATCGCAGCTTCCATTTCTCCGCGAAGCTGTCCTGTGTACTTCCAGACGCGCTGTGAGAGATTGAGACCTCCGACTTCCTGCGTCCGAGCGAAGAACTTGTCAACTGCTTCGCTGTTACGCTCGAACCAACGCGCGTAGAGATTCTTGTCTTTGAGCTTCCAACCGAAGACGGACTGGATCATCTTGTCGCATGAGAGATTCGCAAGATCCCACTCTGCGATGCAGTCCTTCTTGATCTCCGCATAGACTTGCGAATAGAGCGATCTGATGACTCGCGACGTTTCGTCTCCGACTCGCATGTTGTCCGCGAACGAGAACTTCTTGTCCGCTGTGAGATCTGGATGCTGCTGCGCGAGCGCGAGAAGCTTGTCAACTGCGTTGTCGTAGTAGGCTTTCACGTGCTGCGCATATAGTTCCTGTCGGACGTACATTCCTGCTGCGTAGCGATCAAGTATGATGTCTTTCTTGCTTGCCATGCGAATAAGCTGCTATGTGTTACTCTGCGCCTGTTTTGTCATCGTCTTCTTCTCCGAGTCCGAGAGCCTGTCGCTGCGCCTGCGCGAAGATGTCGCGCTGTTCCTGCGTCTTGCGATCGTTGTCTTCCGAGATCCTGTCAAGCTCCTTCTGTGCGTCCTTGACAAGCGGATTCTGCTCAACACCAGTCTCGACGGACATCGTTCCGCTGTCGATAGACTTCGTGATATTCTCGATGACTTCCGTGATGTCTTCTCCGAAAGGCTCTTGAAACTCATGCGTGATGATCGCTCTTTCACACTGATCTTTGAGTGATACGTCGAGGACGTTTCCGATGATAGACAGACAGAGTCCTGCGACACGATCCAGAAGTTCTTCGTGAATCTCCTTGTGCTTCGAAGCCTTGATGTTCGCAAGGATCATCATCTGTTTGAGAGCTTTTCCTGTGACGTTCGACAGAGTCTTCATGTTCTCGAAGTCGATGTTCGGAGTGAACGTCTTCGAGAGTATGTGATTCTGTAGCCACTGGATCTCGTTCTTCTTCGACTCTGGAGCTGCGTCCCACGTGACGTAGTGCGCTGCGTCCTCTGCCTTTGCGCCTGTCTTCTTGATAAGCGTCTTGTTTTCATCGTCCTTGTCTGGCATGTTCTTCACGATGTCAGCGTCCAGAACGAGCATAGGATCTGCGAAGTAGTCGTTCGTGTCTGCTGTGCGAGATCCGATGTATTCCTCTCTGTAGATCATCGGCTCTACACCCTTCCACTCCTTATCCTGCGAGAAGTAGATGACAGGAATCTTTCCTATCATGTTGTCCTCTGGAATGATGTCCCAACCGAGCGCAGTACGCTTGCAGTGATACGTCGTTTCGTCCGTGAACAGATCGAAGTGATAGACTGTCTTTCCTGCTTCGTTGAGATAGTAACCCCATCCGAAGGAGATCAAGTTTTCGTACTGATCCCACTTCGTGTAGATCTCGTCTCCTTTCGATGCTGCGAGGACGCGGATCTGACAGTCAGCTTTTCCTTCTTCGTTGCGATAGACACGGAAAAGCATCGCAGACTGCGTCTCCGATCCTGCGATTCGCTTGCACTGACGGATCTTGCTGTTGAAGTGAGTGCGTTTCAGCAGATCCGTGTACGCGATGAAAGCTCCGTCTGTGTCCTTCGACGATTGCCCCCACTTGACAGGCTGTCCGTAGATGAACACAAGCGAGATCTCGTTGATATAGACAGGATAGCTGATAGGAAGCTTCCAACGCTTGATCCTGCGCTTGAAGTTTCCGTCCTTGTCGAGAATGATCTTGTCCTCGCGATTGTTGATAGCGTGAAAACGCGGATCATACTCCTTGCGTGCGATCGCTGTTTCTTCCTGCTTGCTTTCCATTGAAGCAATAACACGGCTGATGTCCTTTGACTCGATCAGCTGTTCAAAATCCTGCTTTCGCCCGATCGCTGCGTTGAGCAAGTTTAAGAATGAATCTACAATAGTCATAATTCCGAAATTATTATTTTTGATGTTAAACTGTCCTATATTGCGAGATTCCCCAAGTTCTTCGGGATCTCGAAGTCATCGTCCTTGAAGTAGTTGATCGCATATCCGAGAATATCGACGTATTCGTCATGCAGCCTTTGAGGGAATCCGCACACTTGATCTATAAATTCGTCGTTCCAGTCTCCTTCGACGATATAGACGCGTCCGCACTCGATCGTAGGACTGACAGCGTGCAGTCTCTCCGCTTTCGAGTCCTTCGGTGTCGGAGTCCTTGTCACGTTCAGACTGCTGATCGCTTCGAGAGTCTGAACTACGCTGATTCCGTTCGCTTTCGGCTCTATCCGCAAGCTGCTCTGCGACGTTGCGAGATTCGCTTTCATGTATTCTGGAAGGAAGCGGATCAAGTCTGGGAACGTCTTCCAGATCTGCATAGCGTTGTACACGTAGATGTTGTTGTTTATCATGCAGGCTGCGAGTATGCCCGTCGGATCGTTGTCCGTCTTCTTCTGCTTTTCGTCGTATGCAGTATCGACGAAGAAGTGCATCGTCTCGTTGTAGCGCAGAGCGTAGAAGTCTGCCTGCGAGATCTTGCGAAACCATGCTTCCTTGACGATGTTACCGCCCTCTGCGCTCGGCTTCTGCTGAAACTGTCCTGCATATCCGCGAGATCCGAGATCTATCCTTGCTTCGTTCAGAACGTCTCTGTTGAGTCGTACAGGGTCGAGAAGTCCGTCAACGTAGTACTGACGCAGCTCCGCAGGCTCTACTTCCTCGCAGTCTTCCGCAGGGAGATTGATATGCTTGATCTTGTCCTGCTTCTTCGACAGAAGATAGCCTGTGACATCGTCTTGATGAAGTCGCTGCATGATCGTGATCATCGGAGTGTTCGCTTTCTCGACTTTACGTGATGACAGCGTCTTGATGTGATCGTTCGCAGCTTTACGCATTTGATCCGACTCTGCCTGCTTCGGGTTGACTGGATCGTCATTGATGATGACGTGAGCGTGAAATCCTGTGATCGTACCGCCTGTAGATGACGCGTAGCGGAAGCCGCCTGCTGTATTCTCATAGTTCTGCTTTCCAGACTTGTCATGTCGGATCTCGACTTCTGGAAACAGACGCATGTACTTGTCGCTTGTGATGATGTCCTTCGATCGTGTAGCGTGATCGATCGAGAGCTGCGCTGAATAGGAGTTTGTGATGATGCGGATCGTCGGATCGACAGTCCAGAGCCATGCAGGGAACATGACAGTCACGATCGTCGATTTCGTCGTTGACGGTGGAATGTTCACTATCATATCGTAAGGCTTCGCTTCGCGCTTCACGATCGACTGCGCAAGGATCTGTAGCTCCTTGCAGAGATAAGGAATGTGCCAGTTATAGACAGGCTGTTCGTGTATGATGACATCCCAGAATGTCTTCATAAAGTAGAAGAAGTCGCTTCTGCACTGATCTGCGACTGCTTGCACGAACATTTCCTCTGTCAACTGTTGCTTCATTTTTCTTCGTCTTCTTCTTCGTCGTTATCTCCGTAATAATTGAATCCGCTGTGTCCGATGACATACGCAGCGAAGATGATAGACGCGATCATTATCACGGCTTTCGCCATCTTCGTATAGAACAGCAAACTCTCCATGATCTATCGCTGTGCTTTCTGGATGATTCGCAGATGCGATCGTCCGAGTGATCTGATGCGTCCGTTGAAGTATCTCTCCGCGTCCTTCTCCGATTGTGCTGCGTAGATGTCGATCCAACCGCCACCGAAGACAGCTTCATGTTGTACGATGTATGCCATATTGATTCGTGTTTGATGTTTTTAATCCTTCTTGTTCAAGATGTCCTCTCCGATAGAAAGGACTGCTGCTCGCTGTTCGTCAGTGAGCTTGTCGAGATCGATTCCCCTGTTCGAGTGCGGATATAGATCGCGTCCGTCGCGCCCTGTCGCTTCGATGTTCTGCTTGTTCTTCCACTTGTCTGGAGCAAGATTCGTCAGAGCGAAGACAAGTGCGCCAGTGTCCTGTACGACGTGAGTCTTCTTCGTGATCTGCTCCTTGACATACACTTGCTTTGTCTTCGCGTCCGTCGCATACTTAGTGTGCTGTTCCTCGAAGTCGAATCCGCGAGCGCGATCCCAGAGCGAGTGTTCGAGCTGTCCGACGATGTTGATACGGAATTCTTCCTGTGCGTTTTTAATAGCGTCAGCAAAGTCAGCTTTGTTCGGATCGTTGAGCCATTCGTAGAACGTCTGCTTGCTGATGTTCGCTTTCCTGCACGCGTCGATGATCGTGTCTCCGTTCGCTATAGCGTCCGTGAGCTTGTTGATTGTTGCTTCGTCGTACTTCATAATCTTTTCAAAAGATATTTAGTTATTTATATATTATTCTGCACTGCTTCCTATATACTCAAAGCTTGCTGTGATACGCGCGTGTGACGTGACGTTCACTTGTCGCTTCTTGCTTTTTGAGACTCCTGCTGCGCGTCCTATGCGCGTTGTGATCCAGTTCGGGTTGCTTTTCCTCGACATGATCAGCACAGTGTGCGAAGTCGCACAGATGTATCTGTTTCCTGCGTCCTTGTATCGCTGTGCGATGAAGTCTGTCAGATGTCTGCTGATGCCGATTCCTTGATAGTCTGGAAGAACGACGATTCTGTGCTCTCGCCAGATGTTCTTCGTCTTCGGATGCGGAAAAGCCAGAACAGCGACCATTGCTGCGAGACTGCCGTTCACTGTAGCGATATAGACGTGTGCTGCTTCGTTGAACGAGTGATTCAGATAGTGATACTTCCTAAATATTCGCCAATAATGCTGCTTCTGTCTTGTCTCGAAGATGTCGATCTTGATCTCTGGTCTATTTTTTTTTTGAGCTTCGAGATCCATGATCTGAAACTGCATTGTGTCCGTGTTGAAGATCCAGTCTGGCATGAGCCACTGTTCTACGTCGAAGTGACACGTCACAGCGACGAACTTCTTTCCTGCGCGTCTGATCGCTTTCTGTAGTGCGAACGATCCTATCTGCGCTACGTCGCGATCTACGACGGAAGTGAATTCGTCGAACACGAACATTTCGCGCTGTTCGAGCATTGCGCGTGCTATGTCGCAGCGCATCTTCTCTCCGTTCGAAAGTACGGAGTAGGATTTCAGCCAACTGGGGGGGGGCAGAGAATCCGACGCTGTTCAGTGCCTTGCAGATCTGTTCCGTCGTGCATTCTCTCGGCATATCGTCCAGTATCGACTCATGCGTGTACTGCATCTGATCGACGATCGAGTCCGCGAACAGCTCGCGTGCGATCGTTGTCTTTCCTGTTCCAGAGTGTCCGACGATCAGTCCGATGTTCCATTCGGCAGGAAGATCGATGTCGCCCTCGAAATGTTCCGTGACGTTCTCCGTCTGGAGATCGTAAGTACCCATAACGCTTGCGACGCGGAACGTCTTCGCAGGACGCTGTTCTCTTATAATGTCAAAATGCGACATTCGTACCCCCTTTCCCTCATTTCGTCGTAGATCATTTCCAGACTCGACTCCGTCTTGCAGTCGATCTCCAGTTTGTACTGTCTGTTGATGTTCTCCGACATGTCCTTTGCGTTTGCAGCTGCCTGCGCGAACTTCAAGCCCCATTCCGCTGCGTCGATCTGGAATCGCTTCTCCGCTTCCTGTATAGCTTCGCGATCCCATTGCAGATCAGCTGACGCGACTTGATTGTCAGCGAGAGCCATTTCACGTCCCTGCTGACTGTCGAGATCCACGTCCATACGCTTGACAACGACAAGCTCGTTTCCGTATGTCTCCACGATCTTGACTTTCGTCTCTCCGATGTTCGACGCTGTCTCTACGACTCCGTTTCCTGCGATCAGCCTGTTGTTCTTATCGACAAGGACGGAGCGTCCGAACTTGTTCTTGCGGATCGACTTCTCCAGAAGCGACATTCCGAACTCCGTATGCTTGTTGAAGTTCCTGTCATCTGGTATGAGTTCGCTTAGATCCGCGTCCCTCACTTGTGGTCTGATGTCCTTCTCCTTTGCCATGTTGCTGTAGATAAATTCCTCACTGCTTCATTGCAGCTGTGCTGCAAAAATAATCAAAAGTGACTAATAAACACCAGTTTCAAGCAAGAAATTTCACTTAAATTTTCAAAAATCATGCTCAAAACCAGTGTATTATAGCTAACTTGTTATGTTAATTATATATATAATATATAAGCTATATACAAGTAGCTTTGTTATAGAAAAAAATCAGAAAGGAAGATCTTCGCTCTGATTTCCGTCGTTTTGCGCCTGTTGTGACGCTTCCTGTGCTGCTGATGACGATGCAGTCTGCTGCGATGATGACGTGTCAGCGTCCTGCTTCCTGTCGAGAAGCTGTAGTTCATCGACGTGTATCTCCGTGACACTGCGCTCGATGTTGTTCTGATCCGTGAACTTGCGCGTGCGCATCTTGCCTTCGAGATAGACGCTCGATCCTTTGCGGACGAAGTTCTGGATCACTTGCGCGAGCGAGCTGTAGCAGACGCAGACGTGCCACTCCGTGCGCTCTGGAACGTCGCGTCCGTCGCGTGTCTTGAATCCGCGCTCCGTCGTTGCGACAGTGAACTGCGCACACTTGCCACCGTTGGAGAAGTCCGTGATCTTTGGATCTTGACCGACGCGTCCGACGATGATCGCTTTGTTTATTCCGTTCATTTTCTTACTTTTATTTACTTCGTGTTTACTATTACCTTATATTTATATTCTCATGAGACAGCAGTCCGTTGTCTTCGTGTCTGTTACGCAGGACGCTGAAATCTTCATAGCGGACTTTGAAACAGCCGCCCTCTGGCATCGTAAGCAGGAATT